CGGGCCAGTAGCACCTTGCGGTCCAGTAGCACCTTGCGGCCCAGTAGCACCTTGCGGCCCAGTAGCACCTTGCGGCCCAGTAGCACCTTGCGGCCCAGTAGCACCTTGCGGCCCCGTACTTCCCTGAGGTCCAGTAGCACCTTGCGGTCCAGTAGCACCTTGCGGCCCAGTAGCACCTTGCGGCCCAGTAGCACCTTGCGGCCCAGTAGCACCTTGCGGCCCAGTAGCACCTTGCGGCCCAGTAGCACCTTGCGGCCCCGTACTTCCCTGAGGTCCGGTGGGGCCTCCACCGAATTCCTGGATCAGGCCGTAAGTGTACTGTCTCAGCCCGGTGATTCGTCCCATTAGCGCTTGTTCATTTTGCATGTTTTAATTCAATCAGAACAAACGCTGGATGCTCAGATACTTCCACATCTCCAATTTTATTTTCTAGAGATAGTTCCAAATGGCGACGTGGCGAACTGTCTCGGACCTCATCCTCAAGCTCGGAGATTTCAAACTCGGGGCCGATCAGGAGACAAGGCTGATCGAACTAGACGCCGAGGTGAACGAACGCTCTTCCCCCGAAACGATCTCCTCGGCGCTGGCGGAAATCACAGAGATCCAGCTCGAGATCATGATCGCCGAGCGAAGTCAGCAAGAACGGCTTCGCTCGAATAAGGAGAGGATCAAGGAGGATATCACACGAGCGTTCCTCTCGCTGAATTCCGAGGCGAACGCTTTCGTGGAGAAACTGTTCCGGATGTTTCAGTACTTCTCGATCATTCCATCCCGCTGTCGGATGAGCTACCGAGCGTACGTCGCTCTGGTCAAAGCTCTCTCCTCCTCGGTACTTCACATCGAGAATCCGGAATGCGCCCGGAAAAGCGAGGTAGAACGGGAGGCGGCGAATGATAGGGATCCGACCATCGATGATATCATGTGCTACCTATCCGACTCGATCATTCCCGCTCCGAACGACGCCCAAACGATCGTGAATCGAGAGATGATCGGTCGCTCGACGGGCGGCCCGACAACGGATTCGGGGGCCAGGGCGGTCGGCGCCTCCTCGGTGTACGGCTCCGTCTACCTCCTTCTCCTGAAAAAGAGAAACGTCGCCGTCAAAGTCCCGAAAGTCAAGGGTATCGAGACGCTCATCGAGGCTTCCGTCGGCTTCTTGATCATGAACACGCTTTTCCGAAACGATTTCTGGATAAGAAACGGGGATCTCGCTCGAGCACTTCCGTTCTACGGCGTCTTCTCGTGCAACTCTCCCGTCCCGATCGAGACGGACGGCCGGGCGACGCTCCCGATCTGCGCCTCGGCGGGCGGAACCGACCCGGTTCTGTACACCGTGACGAAACGAGTGGACGATCCGACCCTCGAATCGTTGCTTCAATCAAGAAGAATTACGTACGATCAAGTACGAGAAGTGGTTCGGCAGGTATGGTCTTTTCTCATCGTTCTGCAAGGAACCTCGCTCGAGTTTGTGCACAACGATCTCCACCCCGGAAACATCTTTGTGGATCTCTCCGGACCCGCTCCGGTCGCCACCATCATCGACTACGGCCTCTCGTCATTCACGATCGGCGGCCAGCGGATGTACGGCTCGGGGGACCAGCGATACATCGAGTTCGGGCTCTCGCTCGGCGCCGACCCGGTGCTTCGTGAGAGTCCGGGGACGCTCGCGACCGGACTCGTGGATCTCATCCAGCTCATCTACGGCATTAACGCAGTCTCGCAAGACGATGAGATTAAGTTGGATTACCTGGATCAGTTATGGAATATCTACGGGTACATCAACGACAAGATCTCTCCGAACTGGACAAACTTTGAATCCTTCCGAGAATTCCACCATCTACTGGGAAGGGACAGTCCGCTCTTATGGGGAGGAGGTGATAAGGGCATGTTCATGGATAACCTGATGTTCCTCAACGAAAACCGGTATTCGGAGATCGCCATTGACTTTCTCGGGTTCGACGGGGAGGACGTGGCGAGATTACACGCCATCTCGGACGAGATCGACGAGTGGTTCGTCTCCCGGCCGCCACGAGATTTTCTTTCAGCCACGACGATGGAGGCGCTGGCGCAAAAGATCGAATAGGTATCTGTACTCCATGTACAGATAACGTTCCGGGCAGGATTTGAACCTGCGTCCTTGTGATTAACAGTCACACGCGCTGACCAGCTGCGCCACCGAAACCGTAACTTCTCGTCGTATTGATCGACCTTTGGGTTATGAGCCCAACGCTCTTCCTCTGAGCTAAGAAGTTCTCCGAATCTATTTCTAATGTTTAAAACGGTTTACCTCGGACGGTGTTTACCTCATACACATTCCGGGAAGTTGGCGCTGAACGGTTTGACGACGCCGCCGGAGTTCAGGTAGGTGATCATCCGGGTGTTGAAATGTTTCGAGAAGACGTGGAAGTCGTCTACGATATCGACGATGATCGGGACCGTATCCATTCGGCGAAAGACACGGCCGAGGTACTGCTCGAACATCTCCTCGACGTCGCCCGCCACAATGAGCATGTCGAGTTTCGGGTTGTCGAACCCGACGCCGGCTTTGGAGAAGGTCGAGATGAGGATCCGGGCGTCCCGATCGTAGGTCCGGCGCGTGCGCACAAAGAGATCGACGGACTCGCCTCGCTCTTTCAGCGCCTCGAAGAGCCACTTGCCCTGCAGATCGACGCGTTTGGTCAGGATCATGATCGTCCGGTTGGCGAAGAACTGACAGATGCGGACGATGAGCTCGTTGCGCTCGACACGGCTCGCCTGGCTGTCCATCACGTGCGACCAGTCGAGCTGGCCCGTTTTCGTTTCCTGCGTCGACGGCCGGAATTTGGTCTTTAGTTGGTAGACATTGAACGGCCGGTTCAGCTTGCGCTTGACCATACCGTACCCGAAATGGAGCGAGAGGATCGAGTCCATTCCGTCCGTGCGGAAGGGCGTGGCCGAGAGAGCGAGGCAGTACTTCGGCTGGACGCGCATGAACGACTTGCTCATGCTCGGCGTGCAGAACATGTGGCACTCGTCGACAACGAACGTCCCTACGCCCCGGAACTCCCGGCAGGGCCGGTGCGCCAGGTTCTCGCCGAGAATGAGGTAGAAATCCATACCCTCCTCCTTCGGCGTCTTGTTCTCGAGGACCTGGACCTTGAGGTTCTTGTTGACGGCCCGGATGCTATCCCGCCACTGATCGAGGTGGTTCACGCGGTAGACGGTCACGAGCGTCTGCAACCCCATTTTCAGGGCGTAGAGGATTGCGAAATAGCTCTTTCCCCAGCCGCAGTGCAGCGAGAGGAGGATGCTGCGGTAGGTCTCCATGACCGCATCGACCTCTCGCTCGACGATGCACTGGTACTCCCGAAGCTTGAAATCCGTCTCCCGGACGGACATTTCGTTATGTTTCTCCTCCGACTCCATCTTGGCGTTCTCCGAGTAGTATTTCGGGAGGAAGACCTCGCCGTTCTCCACGAGGAAACATTCGATCTTTTCGGGGGGAGAGAGGGCGGTGCCGAGCGAGGAGACCGTACAATCGTTCAGGATCTTTACGCGGGCGGCCTTATCGATCGCCGTGAACTCGGATACGGGAAGAGTGAGGCTCATATCTAACTCGGCTCTCCCTCCTCCGACAAAGGTTCATTTTTCGGACGGGTCAGGTGGTTGGCGAGCAGGCCGAGTGTGATGACGTAGACTGGGTCGTCTCTCGCCAAGGAGCCTTCGGCGGAGAGAAAGCCTTCGAGCCGGCCGTTTCGTTCGAGCTGGAAGAGGGTGCACATGAGAATGCACAGCTCCTTCGCCCGGGTCTCGGTGCACTCCGAGACCTCGTCGTACATCGCTTGCATGAGATTCTGGGCGAGGTTTCGGTACTCGAGTCGTTCCATGATACGCTAGCTCCTCGATTATAAATCGGTTTATTATCTTGCGACAAAAGTACAATGGAGGCGCTGCGCATACAAACGGCGATCGAGAAGAAAACGATCCCGGAACTAATCTACCTGGACTCGGAGGGGAACGAACCGAGTTCCTTGTCCGAACTGTTTGCGGAGGAGCTCGGGTTCGCCGATCTCTACCCGATCGCACGGGAGTCGTTCCCGGACGTCGAGCCGCTCGATGTGGCGAAACATTACCTCATGCTCAAACGGAAGACGTTCAGTCGAGTGAAAGAAGTGTACGAGAATCAGTTGCAGGAGGCGCAGAATGAAGTGGCGAGTGCGATTGCCGGCGACGTCGGAAAAAGGACTGACTACGTCGCCGAGACGATGCTGGCGGATGACCAGATCGGGGAGTACGAGACGTCGTACGAAAAACGGGTGAGGGAGTTTACGGAGGGAAGGAAAGAGGTCGGATCGGTCCGGAAGGCGATGGACCTGATTCCGGTGCCGGAGAGCACGGAGCCGGTCGTCCGACGGCTGTTTGTGACCTACGAGTCGGGCGATTCGACCGATGCGCTGGAGCTGTTCAACCGGGCGGAGGTATCTCCCCGCCTTCCGTTCCTCGCTGCGCCGCCGTTCTACAAGATCGAGCGCAATGCGCCGTTCTCTCCCCAGACGATTCCGGAGACGGGGGGTAGGGTGATGGGGTACGTGAAGCAGGAGTCGGGGATGTACGCCATGGTCGCCCTCGGCCCGAACGAGGTCGTCGTCGAGTCGCCGGACCACAATGCGAGTCTCGAGAGCGCTCGTGCGCCGCAGGAAGAGATCCTTTCCGCCGTCCGGATGGCGTTCGGGATGGCGCTGACGGATCCGAGACAGGTGAAGGAGGAGTTGCGCATTGAGTATTTCTTCCCGGGGATGGACGTCCACCCGATTCTGTTCAAGCATTTCCTGTTCACGGATCCGGTCGTTCGCACGTTCTTCTTCCTCGACGAGCGGGTGATGGTCAGTCGCAAGAAGACGTACGTCTACCTTCACTACTACCCGACGCCCGACTCGGATCCGATCAATTTGATGGTGAGCAACGGGGAGTGCGGCGTCCGGGTGTACATGAGCCGCTGCGCCCGACCGGCCGTCCGGGATGCGATGGCGGACGTCGGGCGGTGTCTGCTCTCCTTCCGGGACAAACGAGCGGCGATCGAGCGTGAACTTCTTCCTTCCGCCGGCGTCGCTGGTATTATTTCAAAAAAAGAGTTGGATGAGGAGTATGACAAACAAAAAAAAGAATGTGTGCGGAAAGAGCTTACGGCGCGGGAGGTCTGGAAGGGATCGGCCTCGACCCGCAGCGTCGGGTTCCCGCCGAGACTTCTTCGGACGGCGGACCCGGCGACGCACCGGCTGCTCAATCCGGAGGACTCGCCGGATCCGGATCGCTGGGCGAACCAAACGGGCGATCGAGAGGTTCTTCTCTTCCCGAAGAAGGGCGATACGAGGTTCGAGCAGTACTACTACACGTGCCCGCCGGAGATCCAGGAGCATGCGGACCGGACGCACATCGGGTTGCAGCAGGTGGGCGACACGCAGTTTCCGAATTGCTACAAGGTGAATCAGGAGAGCGTGGCGGCCTACCGGTCGGGCGAGGAGGCCAAGTCGAGCAAAGTCGATTATATTCTCACGACGGGAAAGGTCCTTCGGGTCAAGGGCCAGATCGGGTCGATGCTCCCGGATCTCGATCGGTGGATGGCGCTGACGGACCCCGACCGCATCTTGTACCGCTACGCCTACGCCGACCCGACGGTCGACCCGGCGTCGATTCTCGGACTACTGAACCATGCCTTATCGATCAAGGAGGATATGCAGGCGTCGAGAAACCGGTTGGCCGGCGCAGTGAGCGGCGACCTTCTCACGGAGGCGGTGCCGTACAACGTCGATCAGCTGAGGCGTATGGCCACGGATCCGGATGGGTGGATCGATCCTCGGATCTACTACCACGCACTGCGTCGGGCGTACGAGACCGAGATCGTGCTGTTCACCAAGGACGAGAACCGGTCCAAGAGTCCGTTTCGCATTGCGTGTCCGTACTACCACTACGTGTACGACGAGATTCCGACGAGGAGGTACGACCGGGCGGTCATGGTGTGCGTCAATACGGGCGGAGATAGGGATACGCTGCCGCACCCGGTGTGCGAACTGGTGATCGCCGTGCCGTTCGACACGAAACCGCCGTCCGCCAAGCAGATGGGCGGCCAGCGCCCCGATTTACCGACGACCGACCCGCTGTACGAGCGGCTCGACGAGATGGTCCGGGAGTGGTACGGCCGGACGGTCCGCTCGCACCCGTTCGGAGCACCGACGGCGCAGACGCTCGATACGTTCGGCAAGGTCTTGTGGCTCCACTTTGGCGACGTTTCGATCCATCTGACGATTCCGATCCACAGCATCAATGTACCGGTGCGGAGGAGCGAGACGTTCGGCTGCTCTCCGGCGGAGGCGAATGCGTGGTTGGCGGGAAGGGTGGTAGAGGCGGAGGAGAGACGGGCGGGAGCGGTCCGGCTCGGTCTCGTCGGCGCTGTGGAGGGACATTCGTTCTTCCTTCCTTTCCGGAGGGAGGAGAAGTTGATGGATACGTACAAGAAATACGAAAAGGTATCTCGCATCATGCTCGAGTACGTATTCTACCTGTTCTCGAGGTACCTCTCCGCCGGGCGGGATACGAAGTACGGGACGTTCGTGGAGTTTTCGAGGGAACAGTTCGAGATCGATCCGGCGGTGACGTACGACGTTCTTCCGAGAAAATTTTCGATGGACAATTCGTACCTCCGAGGAGGGAAACTGAGGGTGGCGAACGAACTGGTTCGCTCGAAACTGATGTACTCCTTGCGCCAGGAGTGCGGTCTGAACCCCGAGGCGGTGCGGGAGTATCACAAGCGGGAGGATATGATGAATTATTACGTCTACTTGTCGGATTTCGAGGAGCGACCGAATGCGATCGTGCTCGAGGGGGAGGCGAGTATGCGGAAGTACTACGAGAAAAGGGGCGATCGGGGTCTACCGGAGGGTAAGAAGGAGATCCAGATCGAGGCGGACGAGCCGTACATCTTATACTTTTCCGTCCCGGAAGTGGGTGTATCTCGCTGGTTGGTCCAGCCGGTGGATAGCGCCGAGCGGGGCGTGGCGGTGTGCGAGGAGTGGCGCCGGAGCGGAGTGAATCGCCCGGATAAGGAGCCGGCGAGGGGGGAGTACACGCTGATCCAGTGGGAGAGCGAGACGTCCTACCATCTCTCGGGGAGCGGAGACCGATACGTCTCCTGGATCCACACGCCGAGGGGAAACGTCTACCAGGCGATGCTGCCGTACATGTAATCAGGTTCAATTGAACCGGGATACCTAGGCTACAGACACGGAGACGGACGCACGGAGACGGACGCACGGAGACGGACGCACGGAGACGGGAAAAGGCGACACGGAGACGGGATACGGAGACGGGAACGTGCGGAGACGGGAACGTGCGGAGACGGGAAAAGGCGACACGGAGAGACACGGAGACGAGACACGGTTATCGTTTGGTGATGGTTCGGAAGGATGCGTCGTACCGTTTCCCGAGTTCTGATATTTGACCGTTGAGGTAGGTCCGCACTCTTTTTTCTTCGGCGAGCAGAGGATTGACGTCGACGGTCCGGACCATCCGCTGGATCAGATCCTCGCTGACGGAGAGGTACGCCTCGATGATCTCTCGATACTCGAGTTTCTTTTCTCGTTCCTTGAACCGTCTCTGGAGCGTCTCCTTGAATTTATCTTCTTTCAGTTCGCCGGTCAGGTAGGAGACCCGCAAATCCCGGTTGCACACCGGGTCGTCCGGCGTCGGGAGGTCGGCGAGCTCGGTCTCCTTCCAGTACGATACCAGACGGTAGATGGACATGCACGCATCGCTATGCGCCGGGACGTTCAGGCGGAGGTGCCCGAGGAATACGTCGGAAGGAGGGAGGGTCGCGGCACGAGCGATGACGGAGGAAGGACGGAGCGTCTCGAGGTACTGGTGGTAGTGCGGGTTGTGAACGATTCCCAGCGTGCCGAGAGAGGACCAGTCGAAGGCGTGGTGACAGTTCGTGCACCACATCTGGTTGCATCCGTCGGATTTCGAGATCGGGGCCTTGCAGCTCGGACAGGGTTTGGACTCTCTCCGGATCTCGGCGACGCTCGCCGCATCCTCCGGGCGACAGGCGTGTCCCGGCTGCGATGCGGAATGACAGGTCGGGCAGACGGGAGAGAGACATACGCCGCAGCTATACTTATCCGTCACGAACCCCCGACAGGAGGATTGGGGACATTTCATGACGATATCCGAGGAGGTGGTGTGCGTCTGGATCTTTTTCCGGAGTGCGTGGTTCTCCTCCGTCAGCTCCTTGATCCGACGCTCGTTTACGTCGATCTGGTCCCGCCACGAATCCAGTTGACGGCGGTGGTCGACGAACGTCTGGGATTCGGTCATGAGCTCGAGCTCCTTCTCGAACAGCTTCTGGCCGATGTGCCGTTTCAGGTCGCCGTTCATAAATGTCTTCGAAAAAACCTGGTCAAGGAACATATGGTTCCACGCCTTCTTACAATTCATACAGTGCACGGGGAGAGCTTTGGAAAGGATGTACGTCTTGGTACACTCGGCGCACGCACGGTACCCACAAAAGCCGCAGGAAACTTCCGTGCGGGTGCTCCCGTTGAACGTCTCCGTACAACTGGCGCATGGATCTCGCCGTTTTGCCATCATACTGATAACGGATTTAATTAAATCGATTATCCATTACCCGTCCGGCGAGACGATGGCCCGGCACAGGGGACATTTTACCTTGTTGGATTCAAACGGCTGGATCCGACGGAAGCAGGAGCGGTGGAAGGTATGGCCGCAGCGGGTGGTCACGAGCCGTTTGAGCGTCTCGCCGTCGAGACAAATGGCGCAGTCGCACCGCCCTAGCCCGTGCTTGCACTCGAAGCAGTAAGGCGATTCGCAGGGAAGGAGGAGCGTCGAGCACTCCTTGTTGGCGCACTCCCGGAAGGGGAGGTACCGGCTCCACCGAAGGACGGAGCGACGGAAGAAGGAGATGCTATCCTCCAACTCGCAGGCGCCCGGCTGGAACTCGGCCTCTTCGGAGTCGTGGGCGTGGCTCCAGATTTCGAGATCGCGGATGGTGAACATCCGGCCAGAGGGAACTCGGACCGAGAGACGGACAAAGTAGCGGATGAGTCCGCCGTCCGGGATCACGTGCGTGCAGAGCGAGACGCAGCGGTCCGGGAAGTTCACGGGTTCGTACAGCATGAACGGCTCGTCCGGCGCCCCGTAGTTTCCGGACCGGGCCAGCCGACCGAAGACGACCACGACGTACTCCCGAACCAGCGCCATGACGGAGACCACGTACGCATCCGCATCCTCTTTTTCCTCCTCTTCCTCTGTCTCGTATTTTTCTTCCTCGTATTTTTCTTCCTCGTACTTTTCCTCCTCCTCTTGATCCTCTTTCTCGTCCTCCTCGTCACTCTCCTCCATGTCGCTCGATGCGTGGACGTGCGGGCGGTTGTCCGAGCTGTAGTCTCTTTCTCGATCCTCCGAGCTCCAGTCGTCTTCCGTCTCCGCAATGGCGTTCATGATGCGCTCGAGGCTCATTTCGAGTCCGATCGGGTCCCGTCGGGGGCATTTCATTTTTTTAGAATGGTATCGAATCACATACCATTCGGAGCTTACGGGCCGCGGTGGAACGACTGGTCGCCGTACGGGTTGTACTGGTCGAACTTCGAACCGCTCATGGACGGTTGCGAGCGCTGCACCGCCGTATCCTGCAACTTGACGTTCTGCTCGAACGAGGGGTAGTTCATATTGAAGAAGCCGGCGTTCAGGTCCGTGCCCGGGTTCGCCGGGACATCGAACCAGCCGAAACGGTTCGGCGCCACGTAGACGTCGCCGCGGATGTAGTCCGTCCCTATGTTGCCGTACCTCCGCTTCAGCGGGGCGAAGAGCGTGCGATCAAACATATAGTTGGCCGGATCCGTCGGGTCGTTCATGCACTGACGGATGTCCGATTTGGGGAGGAGCTGCTTCGGGTCCGAGAACGACAGATCCGGACGATCGCTCTTCTTGGCGCACGACACCGGCGCATCCAGCGAGCCGAGGTAGGAGAAATCCTGCGATTGAGGAGCCTGCTCCAGCGGAGCGTCGATCGGCTCCAGCACCATGCGTTCCGGCGCCGACGGAAGGTGTCCAGACGTATGGGTCATGGCGACATTCGACTGAAACGAACGGTTCATCGTTTTATCAGTGGGAGAAGAAATTAAATTTTTATCTTTTTTCTCGTTCTCGAAAAATTCCTTAGCCGCCGAAACCCGAGGCGGTTCGGCGGAATACAGCGAGTGCGGGACGTGAACCTCTGGCTGCGGCGGCATCTCGTGGACCGCCAAGGCGTGGGAGGAGAGCGCGTAGGGCGAGACCGCCGTGTTCCCCCAGTTGGATGGGAAGCTGCCCCGGATGACGCCCGATCCCGCAAACGGGTCGGTTCTCGGCGTCAGCTCCGGGCGGTAGTCCGGCCGGGCCATGATCCGCGCCGTCTGTCCCTCAGGCGCCATAAGCAGGTCTCGCAACGGGTTTCTCTTCGAAATGTACTCACTCGCCGCCGAAGAGGAAATGTCCGACGGAGGAGCGCCCAGAATACTCATTTGACTGAATTCAAGATTTTATTTATTTTGTGTTTGTGCTGTATCATGAACCAACGGATCCTCCTGCTTCTCCTGATCATCGTCCTGATCCTCCGCTTCTTCCGGAAGAAGAGAGAGCACTACGAGATCGCCACGGACCTCGATTCAAAGATGCTCTTCGACCGCCTGACCGCCGACCTTTCCCGTCTGTACCCCGACATCTCGAGCCTGAACCTCCACGCCATCGTATCCTGCATCCCCGAGGACAGCTTCACCGAGGATAAGAAACACATCACGATCTGCGTCCGCAACAAGAAGGGCGCCTTCTACCCCTACTCGAAGCTCCTGAAGATTGGGATCCACGAGCTCGCTCACGCCATGAGCAAGCAGATGGACCCGGAGCACAAGACGCCCGAGTTCATCAACAATTACGGCTATCTCATGAACAAGGCGATCTCGCTCGGCTACGACGTAGAGCGCTAGAAAAATTAATTTCTAGCGTGGAGACAAATGGCCTCACGGATCCGCCCGTTCCTCATCATCCCGCTTCTTCTCGCCGGGGCGGTGTACACGGCCTATCAGAGCGCCCCACGGTTCGGGCTGGACAAGGTCCTCGGGAAGGTGGCGACGAGCACGTGCTACGGCAACCAGGCGCCGTACGGATGCTCGGTCGAGGTCGAGTACTACCACAAGGGCGCCCTTTCCAAAGCGAGCTTTACCGGCTCCTACGACCGGAAGTACATGTCGTTTGACAGCGTCGACATGTGGGTCAACCCGAAGAACACGTCGGACGTCACGCTCGAGGTCGGATGGAGCCGGAGCGGACTCTTCCTCTCGTCGGTCTTTCTGTTCGCCCTGGCTCTCTACGTTCTCTCGTTCGTCACAATAACTCATTTAAATTCTGGGGATATAAGTAAATGAATCCGCAGGATCTCGTCTACCGGGCCTTCCTTCTCTACTTTGGGAACCCGGAGTGCACGAAGAACAACGACGGCCAGTCGAACCACTCGACGTACCTCGTTCGTATCTACTCCCTCCTCGCCGAGAACCGGTACCTCGTCCTCATCGCCGATCAAGACTTCCAGCCCAGGGGAACGACCAAATTCCTGGCGGACATCAAATGGCTCTCCTTCCAGACCCGCATCCTCTCCCTCGACGTGAGCCTCGAGGAGCACGCCCCACCAAAGGACAACAACGGCGTGTTCGACAACAAACTGTCCCTGCGCAAACGAGACAAGGAGGCGGGGAAGGTGGTCTACCAGTGTTTCGACAACCCTCTGATCGTTGAGCTCTTACCCTCCAAGAAGGGCAGCGTCCACGACTACCCCGATCAGGTGACGCTCGAGGCGGCCGTGGATACGTTCCAGTGCGTGGTCTACTTTGCCTAATTTCCGAATCATGATTCTGAAATTTAACGGACGCTGATGATGCTCTTCCAGTTGGCGCCCTTCCACGGCGCCATACCCTTGTATACCAGCCCGTCGGCCGCCGTCTTTGCGTTCGCCTTTGCCACCGTCTTCTTGGCGGCTCGTTCGACGAGCTGCGCCAGGACGGGTGCGTTGTAGTAGTAGGAAATATCGAAATGGTCGCCGGATTGGAAATTTCCGATCTGGGCCCATCCGTCGATATCGTACGGCGCCTCCATCACGTTGCCCGTGACCATCATGCTCGAGTCGAGCTGGAAGGCGTCCATCGATTCGTACACAACGAAGGCCGTGAACGCCCCCGGATCGCTTGCGGTCGACTGGTCGACGGCGTACAGCCCCGGCATCGGCGCCGTGAACGGAACGCGGGCGACGAGGGGCTCCATACCCACCGAGAAAAAGTTCGTTTCGTTCAATCGACCGATGACCTGGTTGATCTTGTTCGCCACATCGAACTGGTTCTGCGAGAGAGACACCGCACGAGTGTTGATGGAACGCAGGCGCTTGTTCGTGTTGTAGTGCCGAACGAGATTGCCGTTCATGTCAAAGGCCGCAATCCCCGTGTACTCCGAGTCGTCCGCATTACCCGATTCGGCGTACGTCGGGATCGTCACCGTCCCGTCCGGGTTCAGGAGCAGGTTCACCGTCTTGGCCACGCCGTCCGCCGCAAAGGTCTCGAACTTGAACCCGCCGTCTCCGTCGCCCTTGTTGTTCTTCATGTACGCCACGAGATCGGCGTCCTGTCCGAGGTAGATACCCTGGTTGACCGGCGCTCTCGTATCCGCCTCGGAAACATAGAGCTGAGAGGCCTTGACACGACCGCCGACCTCTGCGCCGTACCGGTCGGTCGACGACTTATCGTCCGTCTGGAGCTTGAGCATCGTCGACTTGTTGCCGAGCGTATGGTCCTCCAGACGGAACGAAATGCTGTTCGACGTTCCGGAGCGGAGATCCAGGAAGGCGTTGTCGGACGAGTCCTGGAAGATGCGGGTACCCTTCGCCGTCTTGGTATCTCCCTTGATCATCAGACCCGAGCTCGTGTAGTCTTCTTTTCCCGAAACGAGGAAGTTGTAGGCGGAGCCTGTAGCATCCTGAATACCCTTGGTATACGTCGTGTACGTGTCGGCCATTCTTATTATGACTCAAGAAAAGAAAAAATGATTTCAATGCGGGTCCGGTGAATATACGACAAATGCACGCCACGTTGTTCGTCTACCAGCACTCGATCCGAGACGAGGGCGGATCCTGTCAGGTCCGGCTCTTTGGTCTGAAGCCGGACGGATCGACGGCCGTCGTGCGTGTCACCGACTACCGCCCCTACTTCTACGTCGAGGTCCCGCCGTCGATCACCGCCCTCACCCGCCGCAAGGAGGATGTGATCAAGTACCTCAAGTCGGGCGAGTACCATTTCCCGACGGATGTCGCTCCCGTCCTCGAGCAGTCCCGCATCCAGTCCATGAGCGAGGACGGAAAGACGGTCGGTATCCAGGTGCGCCACGGACTCGAGGGCGGACTGTCGTACAAGGGCATGATGGTTCAGCTGATCTGCGGGATGAGCGGAAAGTACGAGTACAAGCGCATCTCGCACTACGACCCCGAGAAAAACCTGATTCACGTCGGCTACCCGTTCTCGAAGAAGAAGTACACGACCGTGGACTACTACAAGATCCACCCGCCGTTCGCCAAGAAGGTCGAGTTCGCCCGAGACGAACCGAAGTGCGCCTTTGTGGCCAAGAAACATCTGTACTTTGCGCACCGCCGGCGGGACGGCGATTCGTATCTCGACACGAAGATGGAGTACATCAAGGTCGAGTTCCGGACGGTGGAGAACATGCGCAGCTGCTACGACATGATGAATCGGGAGCACATCGTCCCGATCGAGGGCGTGCGCAAGCGGATCCATCTGAAGACGCACGAGCACGAGCCGAGCATCACGCCGCTGCTGAAATTCTTTGCGGTCGCCCACCTTCCCTCCGTCGGCTGGATCGACGTGCTCGTTCCGCCGGTCGACGACTCGGAGAAGGAGACGTTCGCCGAGTACGGGATCGACGAGTACCGCTGCAGCTACCGGGCGCTGAAACCGTCGACCTACGAAGGCTTCTGCTCGCCGAAGGTCCTCACGTTCGATATCGAGGCCTACAGCCACATCTACACCGCCATGCCGAACTTCTCGGACCCGACGAACGAGATCTTCCAGATCTCCGTCCTGGTGACGCAGCACAAGGTCACCGAGAACCACCTGTTATCTCTCGGTCGACCGAACCCCGTGCCCGGAACGAAGATCCATACGTACGACACGGAGCTCGCACTGCTCAAGGGATTCTTCCAGATGATCCGGGAGCAGCGACCGAACGTCATCCTCGGCTACAACTCGCTCGGGTTCGACCTGAAGTACATCCTCCGGCGATGCACGCCGCCGCCGACGAAGCGCCGGGAGGATCCGGGGACCTCCGTCTACAACCTGCAAAAGGAGGTCTACGGTCTGAACTACTTCACGCTGCACACCACGAGGTGCACGGAGCACACGGAGAGCTGGCAGTCGAGTGCGTTCGGCAAGCAGGACCTGACGATCCTCGATATCGACGGCGTGGTTCTCATCGATCTGTACCCGATCATCAAGCGAGACTTCAAGCTGACGAATTACAAGCTCGATACGGTCGCCGAGCACTTTCTCGGGGCGAACAAGGATCCCGTCACGCCAAAGGATATCTTCAAGACGTACGAGTCCATGGACCCGGCGAAGCTCGCCTGGATCGGGAAATATTGCGTCCAGGACGCTTTCCTCACGTACTCGCTGTTCGAGAAGCTCCAGATCTGGCTCGGGATGTGCGAGATGGCGAGGACGACCAAGGTCCCGCTGATGTTCCTGTTCACCAAGGGCCAGCAGGTAAAGATCTACTCGCAGTTGCTGGACTATGCGCAGACGCACGACTACGTCATCGAGAGCAACATGGTGAACTACGAGGATATCAGCTACAAGGGCGCCACGGTCTACGCCCCCGACCCGGGCATGTACCACAACGTGCTCGCCTTTGACTTTGCGAGTCTGTACCCGAGCATCATCATCTCGCACAACATCGACTACACGACGCTCGTCCGGGACGACGACATGAGCATCCCCGACGAGCACTGCCACGTGTTCTCCTGGAGCGAGCACGAGAACTGCGAGCACGACCCGGAGAGGCCGGAGAAGGTCCGTAAATCGGACAAGGTATACTGCGGAGATTTCCGCTACCGCTTCCTGAAGCACGAGATTTTCGGCCGTGGTATCATCCCGACGATCATCTCCGACCAGCTCGAGGCCCGAAAGCGCACCCGCAAGGAGCTGGCGGTGATCAAGCAGCGGCTCGAGGAGGATCTCTCACCGGAAGACCGGAGCTTTCTGGCGCTCAAGGCGGACGTCCTCGAAGAGCGTCAGAAGAGCTACAAGGTGAATGCGAACAGCATGTACGGCGTGCTCGGAGCGCGCAAGGGCTACCTCCCGATGCTCCCGGCGGCGATGAGCGTGACCTACGTCGGCCGCCAGTCGATCAAGAAGGCGAGCCGGTACATCGAGCAGGCGCACGGCGGAACGATTCTGTACGGCGACACGGACAGCTGCTTCTGCTCGTTCCCCGAGCCCGACCTGGCGAAGCTGCAGGCCCTGGCGATCCAGATCAGTCAGGAGACGGAAAAGCTTTTCCCGAAGCCGATGAAGCTCGAGTACGAGGGAAAGATCTACAAGGATTTTTTCATCCTGAGCAAGAAGAGGTACGCAACCCGGGCGTGCGACGAGAACGGCGTCGTCTCGCCGAAGATCGTGAAGAAGGGCGTGCAGACCCAGCGGAGGGATAGCACGAAGCTCCTGAAGCTGATCTACGATCAGGCGATCGAGCACATCATGGACGGAATGCCGTACGGCGACATGATGGCCTACCTCCACGACCGGATCCAGGGGATGTTCACGATGGAGTACGCCGACAAGATGTACACGATCACGAAATCGCTGTCGAAGGAGGTGTACAAGGCCAAGCCGCCGCAGGTCATCATTGCGGAGCGCATGAGACGGCGAGGTAAGCAGGTCCCGGTCGGGTCTCGCATCGACTATGTGATAACGACGCAGGGAGGATACAAGGCGGGACAGTGCGACAAGATCGAGGAGGACGTCTACTTCCGGACCTACCGCAGCGCCTTCCAGCTCGACTACCTGTACTACGTCGAGCACCAGCTGCTGAATCCGCTGGAGGAGATTGTGGAAAAGGCGTACACCAAGGATCCGGCGTACAAGGCGAAGTCGATCAAGAATATGTACATGGATCGAGTGAGGTACTACCAGGTCGTCCAGCGCATCCGGAGCCTGTTCGAGCCCGTGATCGTTCTCGAGGCGCCTCGTAGGGTGCTGATCGAGGAATGAATATTGTAACCGTGTTACAATATTAACCAAAGGTATTCTCTAGCGCATAGACGATGTACAGGAATCCGTCGGCGTCCTTGGCGAGCTGGGACTGGTGGTAGATCTCGTTGATCGTCGAATTGACGTTGACCAGCTCGTTGGCGATGAAGAGGTAGATCGCCTGCTCGTGACGGAGCTTGATTCGGCGGCGGAAGACGAGAACGAGCTGACTGATCTTCATATCGGGCTCGACGAGGTACTTTGACTTGTCGATCTCCGGGTCGGAGGGCTTGGCGCGGCTGACGATCACCGGGATCCGGGCATCGTACTTCTTCATGAGGCGGGTCGACTGTTCCTTGCGGACGCCGAGCGGCGTCTTTAGCATTTCAGAGCGCAGATCCATCGTTACAAAAAAATAGATTAAAAAAAATATCTCGATTACGTAAGGACCAATGTCTTTGTCCGAGGAAGGATTGAGGAAGCTATTATCTCGAAATGGAGTCGAGACGGCGATAAAGGATACGCTGTACGCATGGATCTCGTCTTTAGGCTTTTTGGTGACGAAAAGCGCAACGAGAGCGAAATTGCTACCTTGGGCGCTGAGGATATGGGACGCAACCGAACAGGATTGTGCGGAGATTCATAGACAGCTACGCATCGAATCGAGCACGCTCTACAAAAACAAGGAGGACGACGCAACGCTCGGCCGAGCCTCATGGGCGCTCCTGCAACGCTTTCGTTCCGCCGCGCCGCCGGTCGTCCGAGCGCCTTCACCAAGGCGGGCGGAACCGGAGCTTCAACCGCTCGAGCAGCAGGCGCATGATATGATTATCAGACAGGTGAGCGCAAACCAGCCGGAGCAGGCGATCGTGGCGAGCTGCGTGAGCAACGCCACGATGAAGAGAGACATCCTGGCGAACATCATGAAGGTAAAGGGTCTAGGGGCGATGGACGGTCACAAGGCGAACAAGGCCGATCTGTGCAGGGCCATCGTGACCAAGACCAAGGTCGATCAATCCGATCTTCCTCCGGCGGAGAAGGAGTTTCAGGGGGAGATCCTCGTGCAGGCGATTGTGAGCGGGAACGAGGACGGGTTCATGAAATTGTGCACGAACACCTATCTCACGGACGGGATCCAGCGCACGTTCGAGAAGGCCGGCGGAGTGGGCGCCGTCGACCGGACGAAGAATATTGCGTGCAGGACCCTCCGGGACCAAATCCGGGCTCGGTTGTCCAGCTCTCCGAGAAGAGAGGTCGTATTCCAGGATCGTCCGAGGGCGGTCGTCGAGGAGGAAAAGGAAGTGGTCGTTCCGAGACCGGGATTTTGGGACGTCCCGGATCAGCCGAGTGCGTCCTTTGCTTCCTCTACGTCCGTCCCCGCTCAGCCGAGTGCTTCCTCTACGTCCGTCCCCGCACGTCCAAGGGTATTGTTTGACGAGGAGCCCGTCGAGTTGCAGGAGCCGAGTAAATCGTGCGGAAACTTGGTGGAAGAGGAGTCTCGGTGCGACCGTACGGAGATCTGCGAGATTCAGGGTGATATCACAAACGCCGAAACGAACCTCTGTCTCTCGAAAACGAGAACGTTTGAGTTCAAAGGGAAGGCGTACACCGGGCCCAGAGAGCAGATGAACCAACTGGAAAAAATCTTGCGTCTCCGTCCACGAGTCGTCTTGGAGGAAGAGCCCTTGTTCCGTCCGATCGTACCGGAGTATGTTCCGGCGGCACCTTCCCAGCGTGGTCGGGTCGTAGATGTGTTGGATTCGTCGGAGGACGAGAAAGAGGAGGAAGAGGACGAAGAGGAGGAAGAGGACGAAGTTCAGGTAGAAAGAGTTGACATTCGAGCCCCGCCGGTCCGGATCTTTGTAGAAGAAAGTCCCGAGTCGGAGATCGAGTCTGAGCGAGAGGCGAGCGAAAAGGCGGCACGAGCGAGAGAGTCGGAGGCGAGAGAAAAGGTGATGGAGTTGGCCACAAGAGCGAGAGAGCATGCGCAGCGGGAGGCGGAGAGAGCAGCGTTGCAAGAGAGAGCTGCGAGAGAGCTGGAGGAGGCGAGGGAGGCGAGAGAAAAAGCGAGGGAACTGGAGGAGAGAGCGGCGATAGAAACGAGAGAAAAAACTAGGGAACTAGAGGAGAGAGCTGCGATGCAAGAGAGAGAAAAAGCGAGAGAGCTGGAAGAGAGAGCGGCGAGAGAGTTGGCAGAGGCGAGAGAGTTGGAGGCGAGAGAGTCGGAGGCGAGAGCGAGAGAAACGAAGAGACGTCCATCCGTTTCTGAACACGTCCTTCGTGTACGAGAAGAGGAACCACGGGAATTACCGCCTCTGGCCAAGCTCCCCGTCGTATTTCAGTCCCGGAACGTCGATCGGAACGTGGCGGCGGCCCTTTCTTAAAACCGGTAGGCCCCCTTCCACCGGTCCAGCGTGTACGCCAGCGGTCTCGTCCGGTTCGTTAGGTACGACTCCTTGAGCCGCTCGACGTGATCAGCGTCTCGCCCCACCACCGACCGCAGCGTCTGGAAGGGCTCCAGGACGCCTCCCTGCATGCCTTCCGACCGGACAATCAGGTGGACGTTCCCCACGTTCGGAAAAAATGGAATCCGGTCCACCCGATCGAGCACCAGCACGTGCTGAATCGAATAATTAGACACGACATCCCGGTACGATCTCAGATCCTCCTCCGAAAAGGATACGGGATGGAACGAAAGCAGTTCGTGAAGCTCTTCCGCCGTCAGATGGTGACGGTAGACGACAACCGGTACGACGAACGGAATGAGAGGCACGATGCGGTGGAGATGCCGAAGGTAGCTCTCGTACAGAAAATCAAATGGTCGCTCGCACTTGGTGTAATTGCGGTACAACCAGGAAACGCATTTTTCCTTATCCGTCCTAAAGTAGGCGCTGCACAAGGCCCTCGGGATCAGGGTGTATACCCCCCGCTTCGCCCCGATGTGCGGCTGGAACGGAATCTCGCAGGCACACTCGAGCAGCGAGATTCCTTCGCTCGACCGGCCCGCCTCCATCAGACTCATGGCGGCAAAGTACAGCGGCTCGGCGTACTGCGGGTACCTCTTGTAAATCCCCGTGTACAGCTGCACGAGCTCGAGCGGCTCTGCGTTTCGGTGCTCGGCGAGCATCACGATGTACATCATCGACTGGTAGCACTCGATCGGGCACGCACCCTTACGCTGCGCCACGATTCGACGCATGAACCACTTTCCCGCCTCCTCCTTCTCCCCCCGTTCGTACATCTCCCGAGCGATGTAGTACAGCAGCCGTGGATCGTCGGGGTACTCGACGAGGTCTACGTGAAGCTTCTCGAGGTCGGAAGACCTTCTCCTTGCGGTTCGCCGGCGGTGCTCCTCCGGCCGAAGCTCCAGGAAGCGAACGCCGGATAGGAGCGGCGCGTCGTCGACCACGATTCGCTCGTGGACCCGGTACCGGTACCGAAGACCCTTGCGCACAATTCGGACCGAGACGGACGCCGTCTCTTCGTTCTCGACAATGACCGAGTAGGCCGGCGCCGATCCGGACCGGACCGTTTGTCGGAACCCGTAGCCGTTCTCAAGGAGAAACGAATCGTCGACCATCACGTAGTAGCATCCGGGGAAACGGGTCTCCGCCTCCTCGAGCACGATGTTTCGATTATGGCTAAAGTCGGAAAAGGGGCACTGGATGATGCAGCCTTCGTACGACGTTGTTTCCTCCAGCAGGACCTGAAGCGTTTCGTCCTCGCTCCCCGTATCACAGATACAGAAGTAGTCGACGTACGGTAGGAAGGACTGTAGCGTCCGTCGAATCACCTCGCCGCTATCCCGAACGATGGCGGTGAGGCAGATGTTCATATTACACCTCTCCTATTCTATAAATATGATTCCACACGTCCTAGATAAAAAAAACTAGTAGGTTTTTAAAATTTTATTTTTATCTTGTCTGAATACAAACAAAAATGTCCACCCCCTCTTTCATCGCCTCGTTGACGTCGAAGGTCGACGCCGGGCTTGCGAGCCAACTCGGCATGACCCGTCAAAATACGGTGAACGTCGTGGAGGAAACGTCCAGCTTCGATATTTACGGCCGTCCCTCCGCCCTTGCCACCAACCAGCGCGAGACGGTCGGAACGGACCCTCTGTACCGCATGTGCGCCGAGACCGCCGTCGGCCGCCCGCAGTATAGCTACTACCTCAACCCGTCGTTCGGTCTCGGCGAGCCGAACCAGCCCTACTACGCCGTCCAGGCGACGCAGGACACGCTGACCGGCTCGAGACTCGGTCGCCACACCCAGCACGGCGATCAGGCGCAGGCGGCGGCGCACGAGGGCGAGGAGGACAACAGCGCTATCCCGTACGACAGCCTCCTTCGTCAGAGCCAGAAGCGTTTCTCGGCGCAGGCGTAAATTCCCCTTTTTTTGAGTTCTCGTTGAACTCAAATGTGACTCTTAACGACTCTTCGACCGACTCTTCCGGCTTTTCGAACTGCTTTTCCGGTTCCGTTGGATACGAAGCTTTCGTTCGATCTCGGGCAAGGCGTCCGATACGAGGAAATCGTCCTCCTCGGCTCCCTCCTGTCGAACATCCCAGCACCTCGAGTCCACGACGTTCGTTTGCGATTGGCGGACGTGCTCGGCGTCGTCGAGGAGGACCGTCGGACCCTTCTCGATGCCCTTTAGCATCGCCAGCTTCTTCTGGTGATCGAACATCTCCTCCGAGCGATCGCAGTGGGCGGACCACTGAATAAACTCCAGCGACCTCCCCCGGCGAAGGAGGAAGGTATGGATCACGAACATGGCGTAGGAGCTTCCCGCCGCCGTCCACACGGCCACCCGGTACTTCTTGAACAGTTTGGAGAGGAACTCCTGGAGCCCCGGTCTCGGGTAGATCCAGTACGGCCCGAACCGTTTACGAAGCCGGTAGCTCTCGCATCTCTCCGGGAGGTCGATACTTCGGTTCTCGCTCCGTTCGACCGCACAGATCAGCGTTTCGTCCAGATCGAGAATCACAAGCGGTCTCATTTCCCTAATCCGTAGAAAAAAAATGAATTCGAATTGTCGGCACGCCGTTTAAACAGACGCCATTGGATAATATGGCCATTCAGCTTTCACTCGACGGCCTTCCCGCCCTGTACCAATTCAAGCGGGATACGATCTCTCTCTGCATCGAATACGCCCGAGAGGTCCTCGCCTCGAGCCACAAGACCAAGATCCGGCGGGTCGACGGCCGGCTCGCCGAAATCAAGACGGAGCTGTACGATATCTTCTGTCGCTGGAATTTCGTGGCGCTGGCCCGGGGCGGGTTCGACCTCGTGACCTGTCTCCCCTCCGACGACTCCTTTGTCATCCTGACCGATTTGTACTACTACCTCCGCCGCTTCGGCGTCGAGGCGGCGGACTCGATCGTCGAGTTTCCGCACGACTCCTTCCGCGCAATCCTCGATACCGCCAAGGCGGGGATCGGGAACGGTATCGTCCCACGCTCGATGTACCCCTCCGAGGAGCAGCGTCGCCGGCTCGAGTCGATCTACCTCGGATCGGCCTACCCGGACGACGTGCGCCGGATCCTCTGTCGCTACCAGTACCTCGGCGGCCTGAACAACAGCCTCTCGGTCCCTCCGAGCGTCCTCGACGTCTTCCCGTCGCACGAGCTGTTCGGCACGCCGCTGAACACACACACGTCCTTCTGCTCGCCGTTCTCGGACGAACGGGTGTTCTCGAGCTGCGGAAGCTTCTTCGAGTTCACCGATTTCGGGGAGAAGGTCTACTTTGCAAACCCGCCGTTCGACGACAGCTTCTGCGACGACGTCGCCGACCGGCTCCTCCAGCGACTCGAGGAGCGGTCCTTCCGTCTTGTCGTCGTCATTCCCGTGTGGGACACCGAGGAGCAGCAGAAGCGAGGCCTGAAGGATCTGCGACTTCCCTTCTCCTGCTACCGCAAGCTCAAGGCGAGCCGCCATTTCCGAACGGAACACTTTCTGGATAAGGACAAGTTCCCGTTCTACAACTATTTCACGCAGCGGCTGGTCTACGTATGCCACGTCCACCTGATGAGTCTCGGCGAGGAGGTCGACACGGACCGGCTGGTTGCGGCGTGGGCGGCCGTATCCAAAAAATGAACCTAAACTTATTTAGAAACAAGAGGAAGAGTAGATCAACTTTAAATGAGTTTTACACAGGGGTTCGATGAGGAAGAGTTTGCCCTATTTGATAGAATAAAGGCCAGTTTCTCGGAGGAGAGTGCGGCGGTCGAGCCGGAGGAGTGCAAGCACGAGAACACGGAAAATTCGGAGGGCATGACGGTCTGCGTGGCGTGCGGCCTAGAGCTCTCCCTCCGGATCGACAATTCGCCAGAGTGGAGGTATTACAACGAGAACGACACGAAGCATGCCGCCGACCCGAGCCGCTGCTGCCTCCGGAAGTACGAAGAGAAGAGCATTTACCGGGACCTCGAGAGTTTCCCGATCCCGCAGGCCGTCGTCTCGCTGGCGAACGAGAGCTACACCCTCGTGACGGAGGAGTGTATCCTGCGGGGAAACTCGAGGAAGGGACTGATTTTCGCCTGTATTTATTACGCCTACGAGGATTTCGGGGAGCGCAAGAGCCAGGAGGAGATGAAGTCGATCTTCAACATCAACAAGAAGCTTCTGTCCAGCGGGATGAAGATGTTCAACCTGAAGATCCGGAGGAAGCCGATTTACACGACGCCGCTGGACTTTATCTCGAAGATCATGGAGAAGTTCGAGTCCACGCCGCAGCACACGGCGTTCGTGATCAAGCTGTTCCACAAGATCAAGGGCCACTCCTGTTTCATCAACCGGAGCAATCCGGATAGCATCGCCGCCGCCCTGTGCTACTTCTTCTTCAAACACATCAAGTACCCCATCTCTCTGAACGATTTCAGCAAGCGGGTGGGCCTGAGCGACATTACCGTTCACAAAATATCCAAAAAGATATCGGAGCTGGTCCATTCCGCCATTTCCTAAGGTTTTACCTCTCGTGAGATAAAACTTAACGCCGCATTGCGCGCTTTCGCAACTCCCGGAGCTTCTCCCGGGAATACTTCAGCCGGTGTTTCCGAGCCTTCTTTGACGATGAGGACGATGAGGACGATGAGGACGATGAGGACGATGAGGACGATGAGGAAGAGGAAGAGGAGGAACAAGATGAGGACGAGGAGGACGATGAAGAGGAGGACGATTCGGAATCGATTCGCTGGGGTCGCATTTTACAATAGGCTACGAAAGTAATACGATTTTCATTCCTCTCCCATTTCGTAGACAACTTTTTTTCTACAGAGTAGGGAAATGAAGCCTCTTCTTGTGCTCGTCATTCCCCTGATCCTCGTTCTCTACTTCTTCGTCTTTGAGTTTGTCCACCGCCGGGAGCCGCACCGAGACGCCCGGTACCTCAAGCATACGGTCCGGAACGAACGGACGCTCGCCTACGAATCGTCCATCGGCGCCTCCCGATCCGGCCGATGTCTCTTCCAGACCTACCACACGAAATCCAAGATCCCCGAGGAGGTCTTTTCCAACATCCGGCAGTACGCCCCGGAGTACAACCACATCGTGCTCGACGACAGGGAACTCTCTGAATTTCTCCAGGCGCACTTCAGTCCGTCGATCTACTATACCTTCCTCAACCTCCGCAGCGGTGCGCACAAGGCCGATCTCGCTCGGTACTGCCTTCTCTACGTCTACGGCGGCGTGTACATGGACATCAAGACCGAACTCATCGGGCCCCTGAACGAGCTCTTTCGGGACCCGGACACGCTCTACACCGTCCTCTCGTACCAGAAGCGGCAGGTCTACCAGGGAATCATCGCATCTCCGCCCAAGAACCCCTTCTTCCTCTCCCTGATCGACTACATCGTCGCCACGCAGAACCCCTGGTACTACCTCGGATTCTGCGCCGATTTCTACATCCAGATCGAGGCGGATCTCGGGACCGCCGTCCGTCCTGGCGGACAGAAGGGCACTCAGCCCTACTACCTCTTCCAGGAAAAATGCTCCACCACGTCGAACCTCTGCGGCGACGGGCTGGACCGCTACGGGTTCTGCTGCTACGTCTGGGACGGCGATAAACCGGTCGTCAAGACGAGACGGGCCTCCTACCCCTGGAAATAAGTTAAAACGAAACCAATTCTCAATCATGAACACCTTTTCCTGGTCGGAAGAAGAGGGAGCGCTTCGCCTGACACACTCCGGCGCCCCCGTGATGGCGATCGACGCCCGAGGCGCCCTTCTCGCCCCCCGCATCGCCGTCGAGGACGATGCGGAGAAGAAGGGGTTCCTCCTCGTCGTCGACTCCTCCGGCCGCATCCTGCGCAGTCCGCATACCGTCCAGTCCATCGGAAGCGAGATCAACGCCTACCTCGCCGAGACGCAGACTCACCTCCGCTCCGCCGTCCAGGACGTCCAGAAGGGCGATGAGGCGGCGCTCAACAAGATCGTCGGAGACCTCAATCTCTCCCTGGGCCAGTTCCAGCAAACGAAGAAGAAGGATATCGATCACATCTGGTCCAAGCTCGATCCGATGGAGAAGCAAATAGGAGAGCTCCGTCGCAACAACCAGTACCTCATGATCATGACAATCGCCCTTGGAATGCTGTCGATCGGGCTCTCGTACTCGCTCTTTCGTAAATGACTCGTAAATAATTTTTTCTTGAACTACTATCAACATGCAGATCGCCATCGTGATCCTAGCGCTCGTTCTCTCCCTTCTCCTCTTCCTCCCCGCCATGTCCTGCACCCGCCGCCGGACCTTCCACGTCCACCACGCCACAGCGACCGTCACGGCCGCCACCTGCTCCGGCACCGGCGAAGTTCTCTGCGACCTCGTGCTTTCCTACACTCCATCAGGCGGCACGCTCCATACGGGCATCGAGCTCTCGACCGAGGGCGATTCCTTTTCGGTAGGCGACACGCTCACCGTATACTACGATCCGGACGATCTCCACCACGTCTCGCTGTACGCCATCCGCCCGAGCGACGATGGTTCGTTCATGCTTCTCTCCGGCGCCATCCTGATCCTGGCGCTGCCGTTCCTCTTTGAAAAGTAGATTTAAATCATGGTTCGATAAGTAATCATGAACCCTCCCGTCTGCCTCGTAATGATCGTCCGAGACTCGGGGAGCGAACTCATACCCGTCCTTCGCTCCGTCAAACCCTACCTCTCCTCCTACTTCATCGCCGACACGGGCAGCGTCGATTCCACACCCGAGATTGTCGACTCCGAGCTCTCGGGCGTCTCCGGCAGGCTCGTTCACCACCCCTGGGTCCACTTCTCGCACAACCGCAATCTCGTCCTCGAGGGCGCCGAGGAGGCCTATCCGAATCAATTCTACCTGATGCTCGACGATTCGTACATCCTCCACGGCGGCGAGCACCTTTTCGAGGCTCTCCGAGCGCTCGACCCCGCCGTCCCCTCCAACTATCTCGTCCGCATTTTCGACAAGGAGCGGTTCTACTACTCCGCCCGGCTGATGACCTCCTGCCAGCGCTACAAGTACCGCATCCACGAGGTACCCGTCGATCCGGCGAAAGGGACGCTCGACGACCGGATCTACCTCTCGGACCCCGTCTCCGCCCTCCACCACCAGCGGAGCAAGAGGCGCTACGAGCGGGATATCGATTGGCTCATGATGGACCGAGCGGATTTCCCGGAGGACCCACGACCCGTCTTCTACCTCGGGCGCACCTACTACATCAAGGACGATCTGAAGAACGCCGTCGAGATGTTCCAGCAGCGCATCCGCATGGCCCGGGCGGACCACCCTACCGGCTCCCGCTACGAGATCTACGACTCGATGTTCTACCTCTCGGTGATTTCGTATAAGAAATTCTTGCAGGTCCAGACGAAGGAGACGTTCGCCGTGACCCTGGAGCTCCTGCGCAAGTGCCACACGACCTTCCCGTACCGCGCCGAGCCTCTCTACTACCTGGCCATTATCATGATCTACTTTGAGTACGAGCAGCGCAAGGATGAGATTCTCGAGACGCTCGAGAAGGCGGCCTCCCTGTCGATCCCCGAAGACAACGACGTGCTGTACGAGGTGTACAAGGAGAAGATCCCGTACACGCTGAGCTTCACGTACTACCGCATGGGCAAGAACGACCGGGCGGTCGAGACGATCAAGAAGAACTACCCCGCCGAGCCGCACCTGAAGTACGACAATCTTCTGATCGGGATGGGCGCCCTGAAGCCGTACAGCATCCAGCACTTCTCGGAGCCGCTGGTCGTGATCCACGCCGGGAGCGTCGTCCAGCGGCCCTGGAACGGCGCCCGGATGCACTCCGGCTGCTCGGGCAGCGAGATCATGGCCGTCCAGCTCGCCGAGTACTTTGCCCGATGCCGCAAACGCGTCGTGCTCTTCTGCGAATGCGCCGGACTCGAGGCCGAAGTCAACGGCGTCGTCTACCGCCCCGCCAAGTCGTACTACCAGTTTTTGCGAACGCACTACATCGACGTTCTCATCGTTTCTCGGGACTCCTCCCAGCTCTCCTACCTCCGCCACATCAAGAACGTCTTCTTGTGGGTCCACGACACCGAACCGATCGGCGACGAGTTCCAGACGGCTCCCTCCTTCCGCGGCGTGATCTCGCTGAGCAAGTGGCACAAGGGCCATATCCTCTCCTCCTTCCCGATGCCGAGCAACCACATCAAGATTGTAGGGAACGTCATCAGCCCGATTCCCGAGCTCGCTACGACGAAACGACCGATGCGGTTCATCTTCTCCTCCTCGCCCGACCGGGGCCTGGACCGAGTCATCGAGATCATCGAGCGGATCGCCGAGACGTACCCGGAGGTCTCCTTGGCCGTCTACGCCAACGCCGAGCTCATCGAGGGCCGACTGAAGAAGATCATGGCCGAGCGGCCCGAGCGCTACCTCCTCCACCCCCGAGCTTCGAAGGAGGTCCTCCACGCCGCCTACGCCGAGGCGGATTACTGGCTCTACCCCACCGGATTCACGGAGACCTACTGCATTACCGCCGTCGAGGCGCAGTACTACCGCTGCGTCTGCGTGACCACCGGACTCGCCTCGCTGGCGGATACGGTCGCCGACCGGGGCGTCCTGCTCACGAGCCGCTACGAACAAGACGCCGTCGTCGACGAGGCCGTCCGCAAAATAGATTTTCTCCAAAAGAACGAACTCATCAAAGAAATGTACCGCCAGCGGGGCCATGAGTGGGCCTCCCGCCAAATCATCTCCGAGATCGGGCCGCAGTGGGACGCCCTGATCCTCTAAACGCAATTCGCTATTTCACAATACCGAATTCAGTCAAACCGCCCCTCCATCTCTCTCGCCATCGATTGCTGGTTGCGGTGCTTGTTGCCCACGCGGATCGCCGGCGCCTCGCCTCGGTCCATCGTCGGCTGGATCGTCTGGATCATCCAGTCCGTGTAGGTCGTCTCCTTCTCCGCCTTGCGCACCGAGATCTCGGAGGAGACCCGATCCGAGTTGTGGATGTTCTCCCGGATGCCGACGTTGGTCGTCGCCGCCGTGTTGATGCGCTCCGTCTTGAGCTCGACGTTGCTCATGATCGGCACGTGGATGTTGCGGCTGACGCTCGACTGGGCGACGTACAGCGGCGCCTTGCGATCCAGCTCGATATCCGGCATGTCCGCCTGAAGGACGAACGTATCCGACCCCGTCGCCGATTTCACAAACTTCCAGGTATAGTCCTTCAGCCGGATCGGCTCGCCGTTCTCTCGCTCGAGACTCACCGGCTGGCCCTTGGCCGACGCCACGACAATCCCAATCTTATCCTGGATCGAGCCGGTGATCGCATACTCATCGTGACCTCCCGCCGTCTGGATGACGATATGAACCGACGATTTCATGTTCTTCAACAACACATCCTTCATCTTCTCCTTCTGGACCTCGAGGTACTCCTGTTTCGAGGCGCCCCGGATGTTCGTCCCCTGGCCGAACCGAAGCGTATCGTCCCGAAGGTGCGACGCTTCGTCGGCGGTGCGCTGCGCCTCGTAGTCCTTGGCGCCGAGCACGTTCGTCTGTGCGCCATAGCGCAGAAGCTCGTCCCGGAGGTGAGACCCCTCGTCGGCGGTGCGCTGCGCCTCGTAGTCCTTGGCGCCGGACATGGAGCTCAGCGCCTCGATGAGCATCGGCGTGAGCACGATCCCGTTCGGCGTCTGCTCGTACTGGAACATCTTCTGGAGCTCGACGCTCTCGAACCCCTTGAGCTGCGAGAGCACGTTCTGCGTCGTGTAGTTCTCGTTCATCATGTCCTTCCGCTGGAAGTTTTCGGAGTAGACACCCTGCTCCCGGGCAAGGTTCGTCTGCTCGGCGTGGTACCGGGTCTCTTGCGTCGAGAACTGAACCTCGGTGTGGTCCATCCGATTATCGTTCCGGTCGTCTCTCGTCACGTTCGAGCCCGGATTGCTCCGCCCGCCGACCGTTTCTCGTTTCTGGCGGGACAGCGGCAGAAGGTCCTCCTGGCGAAACTCTGGCGGACGGAAGGCCTGGTTCACCTTGTACGGATTGCTCGCCGAGCCAAAGTTCATCGTCGTCGTGTGCGGGTTGCGGTTCTGGTAGTCAACCGCCACCATCATGTTCTGCGACTTGGCGTAGTTGCTGATCGCATCGTTGTACCTCGTGGCGTCCGCCCGGATAAGATAGCTCACATCGCCCTCCTCGATCCTCTCCTTCTTTCGGGTGAAGATCTCCTTGGGCGGATCCTTGTAAATGGTAGGCTGTTCCCACGATCCAGGGTTGACACCGCCTCGTTCTTTGCGAGGGTACTGAATACAGGCCATTCGTTGAAAGATACCTAGATTTAATTTTTTAATTCGAATCTCCTCGAATTTATGATTCACCGTGGTAAAAAAAGATAGAAAACTTTCTTGCGCAACACTCAAATGCACACCGCCCACCTCGAAGCGCACCCGGAGAACGAGCAGCGCTGCTCGGTCCGCTCGCAGATGATGCAGGCCATCCATGATTCAGACGAGAAGTGCGATCCCATCGTACCCTACCCCTCCGACGTAACGATGAAACTCATGGCCGCTCGCCCCGAGCGCATTCCGGCGACCTTCCGACTCTCCGCCAACTACAAACAGAAACTCGACCAGTCCAAGTGCCAGGCGGTCTACGCCCGTTCGACCACGACCGCACTCCACGCATCGATCTCCGAGCGCCGGACGCCCACCCCCGACTTCCGCGTCGCCCAGGTCAATTCCAAAATCACCTTTTTCAACAACGTCTCCTCGTTCAAGATCTCGACCAAAGAACTTACGTCCCTCCTGGATGCCGCCAAGAAACTCCCGGTGAACTACAACTGGTCCAAGGAGAACCGAGAGATCACCCAGCCGATGAACCAGGGTCTGTGCGGGAGCTGCTGGGCGGTCGCCACAGCTACTTGTCTCAGCGACGTCTTTGTCGTGAGCAAGAAGACCAAGGCCAATCCGAACATCAGCTCGACGTACGTCCTCAGCTGCTTCCCGCAAGGACAGTGCAACGGCGGCGACCCGGGCCAGGCGATCAACGACATGGAGGCGAACGGCGTCGCCACGGATTCGTGTCTCGACTACTCGTGGTGCACGAACACCGGCTGCGGCGGCGACCCGCTGAAACATTTCGACTCCCGCGGCGTGAACCAGTACATTCCGGCGTGCAAGTGCAACAAGCCGGCGCCCGAGTACCTCCGCTACTACGCCGACGGGACAGAGGCCATCTGCATCCCCCCGAATCTGGACGATTTCACGTCGATGGAGCAGGTGAACATCAAGTACTACCTCCAGGGCCTCTACGGCCAGACGGGCGACGAGTACGCCAACCTGTCGAGCCTCCGCTACCAGGACATCCAGTCGCTGATCAAGAACCATATCTACAACTATGGCCCGGTGATTGGCGGCTTCCACGTGTTCAAGAACTTTTTTAGGGGGGACTACGCAGAAACCAACGGGATTTACGTCGAGACGGTCTCCTACGGCGGCGTCCCGGGCGTGAACTACAACGACGTCGAGCGGGACTGGGTCGGTTCGCACGCCGTCGTGATCGTCGGATGGGGCCGGGAGAAGGTCCACGGCGAGGAGGTCGACTACTGGGTCGTGCGCAACAGCTGGGGCACCGACTGGGGCAACAAGGGATTCTGGAAGATGGCGATGTACGGCGACGATCCGGTCAAGAAGTACGAAAACCGCTTCTCGCAGTTCGAGTACCCGAGCATCGTGAACACGGACGAGGGCATTGCGCTCACCGGCGGCGTGATCCTCGTGAAGGCCGGCCGGATCGAGGCCTTCCAGCAGGGAACGATGACCGCCGTGGTTCCCGCTACGGTCCAACCTTCTTCGCCCATGACCTGGTTCTCCTTTGCGGTCCTCACGCTGTTCCTGTTCACGCTGTACAAGATCTACAGCAAGTACCCCCCGGACTCGGCGCTGATGCTCGTCGGAAAGACGTTCGTGGCGCTCATCCTCACCGGCTACCTCCTGTCCATCGACCCCGTCTCCTCCTCCAACCGCTACTCGACGCTCGAGGAAATGATCAAAAAACGCAAGATGAAGCTTCGAAAGTGATTTAAACATCAGACTAGTATCTAACTAGCGATGGAGAACAAGGAATCGCCCTCCGAGGATCAAATGAAAATGCTGAATCAGGTGATGAGCAGCCTGCTTGGGAACGTGGCCTCCGCCTTCCTGCCCAAGGTGGAGAAGGAGGCTTCTGAATATTCAGAGTCGGAGATTATCGACGACACCGTGTTTGTCGTCCGTGAGAACGACGATTCGCTCGGTTTCTTCTACCACCTGAAGGATGCGGCGGAGTACGTCGCCGGGCGCTTCGATTCGTTCATGGCCCGCAACTCGCTCCACTACCTGCGCACCGAGCGTGAGGCGGGGTCGATCCGGGTGTACCGCAAGACGCCCTACCTGTGGTTCCTGTACTCCGAGCAGTGTGTCCTCGACCTATCCGTCGAGGAGGTATCGGAGATCTCGCCGGGAACGGATGCTACTTCGGAGACGGAAGAGCCAGGTGACGATCCGGAGCTTGCGTCCGAGGAGGTATCAGAATACTCGGATGCGGAGGATGTGGGGGATGTAGAGAAGGAGACCGAACCCGTCACGGAGAAGAAAGAGTAAACTTATCTTGGTATCAAAATAAGTTAGTCCAACAAGTTGGAGATGCTGCACGCCTGCTGCTCGCAGTCAGTCGGAACGCCGAACACGTAGGCCGGAGTAGGCTCAGGTTTCGGCTCCTCGGAAAGGTGGACAGGAATCGATACGGCGTTCGGCGGAACGTGCATCTGCTCCGGCTGAACGTGCATCTGCTGAGCGTGAATCTGCTCGGCTTGATGAATCTGCTGAGCGTGAATCTGCTGAGCGTGAATCTGCTGAGCGTGCATCTGCTGAGCGTGCATCTGCTCGGCTTGATGGATCTGCTGAGCGTGCATCTGCTCGGCTTGATGGATCTGCTGAGCGTGGATCTGCTCCGGTTGAACGTGATGAATCTGCTCCGGTTGAACGTGATGAATCTGCTCGATGTGATGAATCTGCTCGATGTGATGAATCGGCTGGGCGTGGATCGGCTGAGCGTGAATCAGCTGGGCTTGATGAAACGACTCGGACGAAGCGTGAACCGGAATGGAAACGCCGTGCGGAGCGGGCTCAGACGGCATGAACGGCTGCGGGATCGGCTCCGGTTGGGGCGCGGGCTCAGACGGCATGAACGGCTGCGGGATCGGCTCCGGTTGGGGCGCGGGCTTGGCGTGGGCTTGGTTGGAGTGAACAGACGGATGAGAAAAGCCGGATGGAACGGCCTGCGTCATGAACTGAGACTGGAACTTCTCACGCATCGGGCGGGACTCGTACAACCCCCGCTGGATCATCTCGGACTGGAAGTGCTCCTTCCGGCGAGCCTGTTCGTTTTGGTACATCTGCTGCTGAATGAACTCGGACTGGAAGTGCTCCTTCTTGCGCCGAGACTGCTGCTGCTCGTACACCTCCCGTCTCGCCTCCTCGTCGTGCATCTGATGCTGGATGAACTCGGACTGGAAGTGCTCCTTCTTGCGCCGAGACTGCTGCTGCTCGTACACCTCATGTCTCGCTCTCTCCGCTCGGAGCAACTCTTCTTGTCTCTCTCGGTCCTCCTGAGACGAATCCGACTCCGGGCGAGCATAGGCGCACGACTGCGGCATGACGATATTGTCTCTGCAGTCGCTCCCCTGGATCATAGGGACCATGCCGTAGCGAACCGTCTGTCCTGGAACGATCGGGTTTCCGCCACGGACACAGGACGATGCGCCTACGGAAGGTGCGTTCCGGCGATCGACCAGCTGCTTGAACACCTCTTGCTCGCCCTTGTTCAACTCCGAGTGGTACGCATCGCACTCCGGACCCCACTTTGATTGGCACTCCTCCGCCATGAGATCGAGACAGTTGGATCGGTACATGGAGTACTCCGGACCCGATCCCGAGAAACCGCCGGGGAGACAGGTGCGGATGTTCGTCTGGCGGATGCCCGAACTCACGGGATAGCTGAAATACGTCCCCTCGTCATCTGAAACCTGCGGAGATAGATACATGCTTAGATCTTCATCAGAAAAAAAAAGTATTGAAAAATACTTTTTTATACCTTTTTCGGCTTGCTGAACGACTGGCGACCGTTCTCAACCACCCGCACCGGCTTCGTCAGCTGTTTCTTCTCCTCCTCAAACTCCAACTCCACCATCGGCGAATCGTCCTCGTCCAGAACGACCCGAGCCGGTTTCTCGCTCACTCCGCTCGTGGTCACTTGTCTCGGCGATCGGCAGCTCGGCTTCTCGCTCTGAATCCAGCTCGAGCTGCTTGCGCTCGAACTCACGTCGTCGGCTCCGAGACTCACGCTCGGGCGGGACCAGAGCGCCTCCAGCCGCTCGACTCGGGAAAGGAGGCTCAGGTACTCCTGCTTGCTGACCGTATCCGCCGACTTCTCTACCTTTTGCTCGAACTCATTGCCGTACTGCCCCGAATTCAGCTTCTCGACCACTCCCCGGATCTGCGAGAGCATGTACTTTGGGAAGATCCAGCCCCGGCCGCCTTTGAGACGATCGTTGAACATCCCGTTCATTCCCTGGAGGATCGGTCCATGATGCTCCAGCGCATTCCGAACCACAATCGCCTTTTCTGAGTAGACTTCCACCGTGACCGACATATTGGAATCTAGAAAAAAATGATCATGTCGTTTCATTTTTTTCTAGATTCCAATATGATCCCTCCTCCCTCGTCCGACGGGTTCACGGTCTTTACGAAACAGGACTGCTCGTACTGCGACAAGGTCAAGCTTCTTCTCCCCGGCGCCTTGATCGTTTCGTGCGACTCCTTCCTCAAGGACCGGGACGCCTTCCTATCCGTCATGGACCAGCGAACCGGGGCCTACCGCACCTTCCCCATGGTCTTTCGGAACGGCGTATTCCTAGGAGGATATGAGGATACGAAACGGTATCTCGACCATCAGCGGTTGTTCCAAGAAGAGTTTTAGGTAATTCGTTCGTTGAATGAATTACTCAGAAGGTAGTAGCGAGAAGCTGCCACAACCGGGTCGTACGGCCCTGGGCGCACTGCCCCAGTCCGTACATATCCTCCAGCTGCTCCTCCAGCAGCTCCAGAAGGTCTGAATCAGATTCTAAGATATGTTTCGCCAGATCCGCCAGCAGATCCTCCGCACGCTTGTCATTCGTGGTGTCCAAGTTTCCCATCCCGCCCTGGTTCGCCCGGATCAGATCGAGGCCCGCCATCGCCAGCGGTCTCGTCATTCTCGCCCGAAGCCGGTCGATCCACACCGCCTTCTCCGCACCCTCCACCTTCGGGTGGTACGCCTCCCGGTACGTATAATCGTACTCGTGCACGTCCCGGAACGTAGAAGCGGAAGAACCCGCAGAGGGACAAGAAATCGACGGTACCGAAGAAATCGGAGCGTACGAAGCGGGTGACTGGTCGAGATCAGAGTGTAAGCGGAACGACATGGTTGCCGTCCCTCTACGGTTTAATTCATTTTGAGATGTAGGCGTGGACCGACTCCATGATCGCCCGGCGGCTCGGGTTGCACACCGCCATCGCATCCCCAAACGTCATCCACTTGACGTCCATCACCTCGTCCGAGATAAAGTCGCCCCGCATGCCGTACGGACACGGCTGGTAGGACAGCGGGATCGACAAACCGTCCTGGATGTATCCGATAAAGTAGATGCTGCGGTACATATTATGGTCCGTCCCCTGATAGTTGTCCTCGTGGACGCCCGCACTCTTGATCACCGATACATAGCCACGCTTGATGTTCGTCTCCTCCTCAAACTCCCGAAGGGCGCATTGGAACCCCGACTCCTCCGAGAACACCCGTCCCTTCGGGAACTCCCAGATGTCCTTCCCCATCGTAGGACAGGACTGAATGAGTTCCCGAATGAGATCGATGTTCGCCTCAAAGATCTCTCTCGCTTTCCGGTACTCCATGCGGTACAGCCGGCGTTTCGGGGAGACCCAGAGATCCTTCCACAGCGGCTCAAAGGGGTAGCGCAGCAGACGTTCCCGCTCCTCCTCCGTCGTGTGCGCCACGTACTCGATCAGACGCTCGGGGCTGTACTGCCCCCGGAGGATGCACTCGTAGCTGAACGTATCCCTGCGTCTCGTCATCAAATATCGAAGCTCGCCCCTATCATGCGTGAACACGATCAGGCCATAACTCGTTGTTATCTTATTTCTCGCCAGCACTTTCGGGTGCACCTTTTCCTCTTCCGACATCCGGTGCCTGTTACTTCTATGGATTATCTTTAAAGCTATGCTTTTTTTCCTTTCTTCCTAGCTCTGATAACCATCTTAAACACATCACAAGGAGTAAATGGCCGAACTACCGCTTGCCTCGCATATCGACTACGACTCCATGTCGGAGGACGAGTACTTTCGGGCCATGGAACAAAAGGTAGCCTTTTACAAGGACAATTTCCCCGACATGTACAACAAGGCCGTGCAGTGGATGTCCATGCTGAACGACAGCCAGATTTACCAGGCGAACGTCCCCTCCGACCCGAAGAACCGGGTCACCACGCAGCAGCGTTCCCACGATATCCTTAAGAACGCCCTCTTCCAGGGATGGTCCGAGGAGGATATCCCCGAAAAGGACAAGGCGGCGCTCGACGAGTGGTTCCCGCAATGGAAGGACGACCTCGAGAAGAACTCCTCCGAGCCGTCGGTCCCCTCTGATTCGGTCTCGGCTCCTTCGGTATCCTCCGATTCGGCTCCTTCGGTATCCTCCGATTCGGCTCCTTCGGTATCCTCCGATTCGGCTCCTTCGGTATCCTCCGATTCGGCTCCTTCGGTATCCTCCGATTCGGCCTCGAATCCTTTGTAATAATGGTATCATACCGTACATGATATCATTCGTCCTCGAAATCGAGGAGCACCTCGCTCTTTTTTACCTCTTTCGGCGCCCGTTTCATGAACGACTGCTTGATCGGCGGCGGATCCTTCTCCGCAACGGGCTCGCTCCTCATCCCCGGAAGAGACCCCCCAACCGCCGCTAACTGGTAGACCGGCCGGGGCTTGTACTCCTTCGGCTTGTATTCTGCTGGTTTGTACTCGGACTTGTACTCTGCTGGTTTGTACTCTGACTTCTCCTTCGGCTTGTATTCTGACTTGTACTCGGGCTTGTACTCGGCTGGCTTGTATTCTGACTTGTATTCTGGTTTGTTCTCGGGCTTCTCCTTGATCTCCCGCATGTTGTACTCTGGTTTGTTCTCGGGCTTCTCCTTGATCTCCGGTTTGTACTCGGGGTAGACAAACTCAGGTAGAGCCGGCGCGGACCGGATCATGTCGGCATCGAGCTTCAGGTCCACGAATCCCGTTCCCGAACGGACCATCTTCCCTCCCATGATCGAGGCGCTCACTCCCATATGGTCCGTCTCGCCGTTCACCGCCGCAATAAAGAAGTTGCGGACGCTCTCCTCAAAACTCGCCTTGGCCATCGGTCCGATCTGGTCCCTGTCGATGCCGTAGCGGTTCACCGAGTTGATCTTGCCCTGGTATGTCATCGAGTCCGCCAGAAGCTCGATGTGCCGCCGGCCGACCGACGCACCGCTCGACGCCAGAACCTTATAGAACTCCTGGATGATAAAGTTCCTCGTCGCCTCCACCCCGAGGATCCGGTAAATCTCCCAGATGTCGCTCGACATGCATCTCGTATAATCCAGCACCTCGTTCGCAAAGGCCGCATAGAGATTCGACCCGTTCGTGTCAATCACCCACTCGCCCTGCTCCTTGTGCATGTACACGTCCGTCACACCCTCCATCCCGCATATCATGATATCCTTCAGGTACGGAAGAACGACGTTGTGGATACACTTGATCTCCTTTGCATTGTCCTCCTCCTCCTCCTTCTTTTTCTTGATCTTGATACCGTTGAAGTCGACGAACACGTCCACGATCCCGATGCTCGTCGGCGAGGCGACGGCGTGCAAGTCCCGAAAGGAATTCTCGACCTTCCTTGCGACGTCCAGCGTCGAGACCGAGTGATGAAACAGCGGATCACGGTTCAGGTGAAGCCGGATCCGCCACTGGACCATGAACTGGTTCTCCTCCATGATCTCGCTCGAGTACATGTCCATGTACAGCCGGTACCATTTCTGCTCCTCCTCATCCAGCTCCTCGAACCGCTGGATAAAGTCGATCTCCACCTTGGCCAGGAGAGATCCTAGGCATACCTCGGTGACGCTGTGATACACCTCCTTTCGAATCTCGCTCAAATCCTTTTTTTCCTTCATGAACAGATTCATCATACGGGTCTTTTGCTTCTTGGACGCATTCAGGATCTCCTCGACACGAGGAACGCCGGAAGAGATGCCGATCGTCGAGATGCCCGAGTAGTGGAAGGCGTTCAGCGTCATCTGACTCACCGGCTCGCCGATGCTCGTCGCTGCCTGGACGCCAACCATCTCGCCCGCCTGGAGAAGGCTCCGGTAGTACTCCTCCTCGATCGTCTTTCGCAGTTTCGGAATGCCCTCGGGGTAGATGAGCACCTCGGTCAACTGCTCCCGGAGGTTCTTCACGAGGCCATCCCGGACGCATTCCGCCGTCTCCGACGGGATGCTCGGGTTCAACGGGAGGAGCGCACAAATCGACTGAATCTCCGCCTCGGTCAGATTTCGTTTCGAGGACGAGACCGACGACGAACCCGAGGACGGAACGGAGGATACGGACATGTTGCCCTACGTGAACGAATCAAGTGATTCGTTCATTTTTTCATTCGAGAAGATCGTTGTTCGATTTGGCGCAGCGGAGGATGTACCTCCTGCAGTAATGGTGGATGAAATCGTCTGCGGCGTAGACCTGCTCCGGCTTTGGCTCGCCGGTCTCCCACACGATCGTCCGGTGGACCTCGTCGAAGCCGAGACCCTCGATGCAGCTGATCACACCGTTGTCCATCTGGATCTCGGCGTACTGGCCCGTGTAGACGTGCGCCGAGATCTTATGGTACAAATCGACGGCCTTCTTGTACGGCAAGGAGAGATCCTTCTTGAGACGGAGACAAAATTCCATCAGAAGCATATCCTTGATGTACTTTTTCTTGATATCTTTCCAGCAGGTCCACGTATCCTTCTTGAAGGGCTCGTTGCCGTCCCGCTTCTTCTTCACCTCCTCCCCCGAAATCAGATCGGTGTGGAGCGTGAGCAGATCGATCGTCTCACGGAGGATCTCGTCGACCGGCTTGTGGCGGAACGAGTACGAGAACGACTTCTTGCGGTTGGAGCTCTGGATCGTATAGTTGCTGATATAAATCTGTTTCGGGTACTTACCAAAGGCGAGATCCTCGAGCACGCCCTTCCAGTACTCGCTGTCGCACCTCTCCTGACACTCCAGGAACACCGGGTGGATCAGTTCCCGTTTTCCGCGCGATTTTGATTTCATCGCCTATCTTTAATAATTTATCTTAAAACAGCAAATATCATCTAACATGAGCCGAGCGCCGTTCGACATCACGGCCGCCACCACCGGTCTCGCTGACATCGGAGCGGAGATCAAGCGTCTCAAACAGTCCCTGGTCAAGGCCAAGGCGATCGAGACCAAACTAAAGAACGATATCGGGACCTTTATGGACGTGAACAAGCACCAGGGCATCATGATCAACAACACGACCATCCTGAAGCAGGAAAAAGAGGTCCAGCAGAGACTCAAGAAGAAGGAGAAGGAGGAGAAACTGAAATCCGCTCTAGGAGAGATCGCCACGCCCGAACTGATGGATCGGATCAAGAACGCCTCGAAGGGCGCTACTATCATTAAAAAAACAATTACAGTGGAGACTAAATGATGTTAAAAAAATTAACCCAACCAACTTGTACCTATGCCGCCATTTCGGATCCACAACCCGAAAATACGAAGCAACCGAGTCCTCATCCGCACCGTGAAGGGCCAAACGGTGGTGGTCCCGTACACGGCCGTATCCACCGACCCGGTCGTGATCCTTCCCGTCAAGCCGAAGAAGAAGATCAGCATGAGTCAGATCAAGCAGGTCATCCAGCTCCTCCAACAGTCCAAAAACAAGAACCTTTCCGCCCTCCTCGCCGGCGGGGCCGAAGGGGACGAGGACGTCGAGATCGACGAGCTATCCGATTCGGGGTCAGACGTCGAAATCGAAGATGTTGATATTGAGGAAGGAGAGAAGGAGGAAGTTTTGTTTATCGATTTATAATGTTGTGTAGTAGAAAATGAATCCCGGATTTCTTTTCTTGTTGATTCTCGTAGTCCTCCTCATCTTCTCCCTCGTCAAACCATCTCCCCAAGGTGTTCACGAAGTGTATCGTCCGGAAGAGTACCGATCCCTCACGGTTCACCGGCCGAAGGAGGCGTACGGCGATGGAATGGCCGGCTGCCCCCACAATTGTCCTTATGGATGCCCTCACGGATGCCCAGGCGGGTGTCCTTTCGGTTGTCCATTTGCCGAAAACATCGAGTCGTACTCTCCTAGAGGTTCTCCCCGTGGTTCTCCCCGTGGTTCTCCCCGTGGTTCTCCCCGTGGTTCTCCCCGTGGTTTTCCGAGAGGTCATCCGAGAGGTCATCCGTGGCCCTACGGCCGTTCGTTCGGTCCGAGTGATTACGGCTGGGAGACGGGCGGACTGTACTACGACCCCTACCTTAGGATGTACACTTCCTCGTACCCCACAATGTGCACCCCCTACGAGTGGTGTCCGATCGGTTTCGCCGTTCGATCCGGTATTAGCTACCCGCTCAGCGCCATGCCGGCGGACGAGATGTGGCGGTTCCGGATCTACGACCCCGTCCGCCGGCTTTCCGTCGACCTCCCCTCCCGTCCAACACCTCTCCAATCCGGCGAAACCGTCCTCCTTCCCGGATCGGACTCGCCCGCCACCGTCCAGCTCGCAAATCTCGACTAAAAAAAATAAACTTGGCCTCTCATAACAATGGCCTCGATCCAGACGGCCGACACCGCCTGGCTCGCCTACGGCGATTCCGAGTCCGTCCCCGGACCCTCGCTCTACCTCTCTCCCTTCAAGACACCATCCTCCTCCTACCCCGTCCTCACTGCGCCCCTCAACCGAAGCGATCACACCGTCCTCCACGCCATCTACCCCTCCTATCTCACCTCCTTTCTCTCCGCCTACACCCGATATCCGAAGGCGTTCGCCGATACCGACAGCTACACGCTCTTCCTCCCTCTCACCAGCCCGATCGTCGACGAACTCGTGCGCATCTCCTCGAACGACGGCCACAGCCACAAGGACCGCAAGTTCCGCACCGAAGCCGATCTCCGCCTCGAGTCCCTCCTCCGCCGGCACATGGTCCCCGTCAAGATCCTCCCCCCGCAAATCGAGTACCGCACGACCTCGATCGAGGCGCTCGAGGACCGAATCGCCATCGACGAGACCGGCGCCCTGAACGGCGACCCGACCAACCGCATCGAGTCCTTCCTCGTCTTCCCCCACGCCACCGTCTTTTTCACCACACACGAGATACACGAGACTCAGTAGTCGAGACGAGACTCAGTAGTCGAGACGAGACTCAGTAGTCGAGACGAGATTTAGTTGTTCAGAAAGATGCGGTAGTACGCCACCTGGTACAAAAACACAATGAAGATGTACCCCATCAACATCCAACTCACTCTGGTCTGTTTCAGCACCAGCGTGAACACCGCAATCTGTATCAAGGTCGTGAGCATCGCTACAAGCACGAGGTTTGTCTGGTTCCTGCTCAGCGACAACCAGTCGTTCGCTGCGCTGTACAGAGACATTTATCATATCCCCGATATAATAAATTTCAGTAAAACTCCGCCAGCCACGCCACGAGCTCCTTCTCCCGGAATCCCTCCATCACCCGCTCGAGCTTCTCCCCCCGGTACAGCTCGATCGTCGGCATTCCGTGCACCGTGCTCGCCAGCGACGCCACGCCCGGCTCCTCGACGTCCACCACCACGATCGGGATCTTCAGGTCCCTGCACTTCTCGTCCAGCCATTTCTTCAGCCTCCCGCACGGCGGACACCACGATGCCGCAAATACCACCACACTGCCCCTCGCCCCCGACCTCAGCCGGTAGAAATCCTCGACCGTCGTTGCGTACACGTACACGTGCTCCATTTACTCCTACCCCACGCTTTAGACATGTTCGCTCTGTTTGGTGTACAACACCTCCTTCGGCTTCAACTCCATCTCGAACAGTCTCGGCGTATAATACAGCACCGAGGAAAGGAAGGAGGAAGGAAGCCGGCCGCACTTTGACAGGTACGTCCCGATCACCGACGTCCCGTTCACTCTGCCGTACATCGTTCTCTTCATATTGTCCACGATCGACAGCGAGAACCTTATCGGCCGTCCCGTGCGCATGATCTTGAACCACGTCTCCCTCCTCCCCTCGAGCTCCAGAAACTTCTCGATCGGCTCGACGACCGCCGTCCAGCCACGCTGCTCGAGAACCACCCGATCCGGTTCGCCCAGCCGGCTCGTCGCATACCATCTCGTCGGCATGGCGTGGAAGACGCACAGTTCGTCCTTATGATCCACCACCAGCCCCGAGTCGAGGAACGTATCGTGCACCACCGCCGACCACGCCGTACCCTCCCGATTCATCCAAATGGCGTCTCCCGACCGGAACGCCGAAACCAGCTGTTCCTTCGTCAGGCCCCGTATCATGCTCTTTGTCCTCACGTGGCTCTCCGCCGTCGCCGTCCACCGGACGAGCAGCGCCGTCACCGCCAGCGCCGTCGCCCAGCCGATCGGCAGAACGAGACACAGAACGATCCACACCGAAAGCCATACGATCCATTGCGCAAGCTCGTGCATTCAATTATCTTCTACCCCGAAAATAATTTGCTCTTGATCTCCTCACACTCCGCCGCCGTTCGAAAGACCCACTCCCGCAGCTCCATCCGCCGTCCAAAGATCATCAGACGAAACGCATACCCCGCCTCGACCACCGCCCGGCCCTTCTCGTAATTCAACATCGGGTGGTACGAGAACGTATAGTCCGATTTCACCTCGATGATCACATTCGTGTCCCGAATCCATATGTCCGGGAAGTAGACGTGCCCCCCATCCATACTGTACCTGAATCTCGGCACCTCCCGGCCCACCCGAATCTCATCCTCCTCGATCTTCCGATCCAGCACGAGATCCCGCTCCTGCGCCAACAGCCGCTCGATCGCCTGCGGTTCGTACCCCATGACCGTCACCTCTCGCCCCGACGGAAACACGAACGTCTTTCTCGAAAACAAACCCTCCACGATCCGCTCATAAATCTCCGGGACCTTGGACACGTTATCCTCCCCATATCTCTCCATACACGTCTGCTTCATTCTCTGAATCCGGCAATCCGGACATCTCTTACCTATCTTAATATCGGCTAAGTGCATGGAATGAACTTTTCCGCAAGGACACTCTACCATTACCTTCTTGTTGTTCTCATACTCCCCCTCCTCCATCATCAGCTCGAATCCCTTTTCTTCCACTCTGCGTTTCACCTCCTCGTGGCTCACCCGGAACTGGACATTCTGACAGTGATGACAGACTCCCGTGTTCAAGAGCATATTCTGGATGTAGCTATTACATCGCTCTCCGCAATTCCCGCACTGGTACACCACTTTTCTCTCCCGATGCTCCACATCCAGCACCAAATGACCCTTTTTCTCGATCTCGTCCACGAACCGATCCACCGACTCCCCCCGATTCCGATCCGACACGCACACCGAACAGAAATCCTCCATCGAAAGACCCTCCCTCAGAAACTTGGATTTCTTGTTGATGAACACCGTATGCTGCAGCACCATCTCATGCCCCTCCGGACACACGAAACACACCTCTTTCTTCTCCATTCCCTTGTACTCCTCCTCACCCGTCTTCAAGACGTACCCATGCGGCCCCACAAACTCCCGGACGTTTTTGTACTGACGTGCCATACTGCCTATCTCCAGATGGTTTTTTTGCTGGTTCATTTTTATTTGATACAAATAAAAATTGATATTTTCCTGGTCCAATTTGTGCTTTACAACACTGGAAAACCCAAAGCCCCGCCCGCAATGCGCACGATATTGTGGTTAACCGCCACCAGCACGAGCGAGAAGGTCTGCTTGAGGCCTTGGCCGGCCGCAACGTTCGCAGCGGAGGCATCCGGGACCGCCAGGGTGCCCGCGCCCGCACCACCGGCCGCCGCCTCGGAGGAAGGAGCGATCTCGACGCCGACGTTGGTCAGCTTGCCGTAGTTCGTCGAGCCGTGCGGGTTGACGTCCATGAGGTCCAGCGAGTACGAGTACAGGTGGTAGCCGGTCTCCTCCGGGATCGCCGGGGCGCGGTACCAGGGCTGCATCAGCGAGAAGTAGTCGACCGGCATGTTCGACAGACGCTGGGTGTTCTCGTAGTAGACCGAGACCTGCGAGAGGGCGTCCGACGCCGCGGCGGGCGCAAAGTTGACGCCGGCCGGCTGCGGCACGGGCGAGGCGGACGAGTAGTTCGCCCACTCGGCCTTGTTCGAGGTGTTCTGGAGCGAGAACATGAGCGCCTTGACCGAGTGCGAGAAGTGGATGTCGATGCGCGTGGTGTTGCGGGTCGGGTCCACGGACTGCGGGTTGGCGGTCTGCACCTGCTCGATGAGGAGGTCACGAGGCGCCTGGCCCATGAGCTTGCGCTCGTCGTTGGACACGAGAGCGTACTCGGCCCACACCTGGACGTTGCTCAGCGTGACCTGCGAGTTGCTCAGGTCCGACGGGGACGCATAGGTCGAGACACCGCCCGAGCCCGCACCGCCGACGATCGGGGCGACGTTGTCGATGATCAGCAGGTCGGTCCAGTCGCGGAAGTTGAAGCGCAACTTCATCTCGTTGTACGGCAGGGCGGCCGTCGGGAGCGCAACACCGGTGTCGCGGGTGTGGCAGTACGGCAGCGGCAGGAGCAGCGTCGCCTGCGGGATCACGAGACCGTTGTTCGCCGCACCAGGGGCGTTCGAGTAGTTGTTCAGGAGCGAGATGTTGCCGATCATGTTGTTGTAGCCGACGCGCTTGGACGAGGTCACCGTGAACGCCGACCAGAAGTCGAGGAAGTAGTCGTCGAAGCGCATCTCGACGAGGTCGTTGAACGTCACGGCCGTCTCCTTCAGCAAGTGGTGCATCAGGTTGCGCGTCCAGCGGATGCGGGAGTTGGCGCCGAAGCGGGCGGTGGCGGCGTTCACCGAGACCGACGGGAAGGTCACGCGCAGCCAGTTGAACAGCATGTAGTCGCCGGCGCGGGAGATGTTGGCGTCCCACTGTGTGGCGAACTGCGGCGTCTGGTTCAGCGTCAGCGTCGTCGGCACGACCGTGAACCACGTCGACTTGGTCACACGGCGCACAAAGTACGAGACGGACTTGGCGCCGCCGTACATGTACTTCTCGGGCTCGTCATAGGTAGCCAAATCGATAAACCCGGACGTGAGGGTGTTTGAGGAAGTCGTCGAGCTCATTGTGTGTGTTTGAGTTGTATAAAGATTTTATTTTTAAACCAAAAAAAATCGCATATTTTTTAGCCTAGCATATGATCGTTTTTCGGTAAAACGTGCTTAAACCCAAGGAGAAACGGTCCAAAAACGAGCATATGGTTTCGATGATTTTCGGAAAAATGAGTCGGGCGAGGAGCGGGATATCGGGTCGTACGATGGCGGAAGCGAGAATCTGTTCTAAATGCGGAGGATTCGGTCCGTTCCGTAAGATAGGAAACAAGATGTGGGAGAATTATATGAGCGACTATCTCCGGAGGGAGTTTACGGAGGTGACGATGGTGTTTGACAAGAGAGTGGAAGAAGGGTGTTCAGCGAGGAGGCCGGATGTGCGCATCGATTTCGGGACGCATACGGTTCTCGTGGAGTGCGACGAGAACCAGCATCGAGGGTACAGCTGCGAGAACAAACGGATGATGGAGTTGTTTCTTGACTGCGGAGGTAGACCGCTCGTCGTTCTTCGTTTGAACCCGGACGCCTACGAGTCGGGAGGAGAGCGACACCCCGGATGTTTCAGGCCGACGAAGGCGGGTCTGACGGTAGATGAGGCCGAGTGGACGAGGCGGATGGAGACGGTCGTCGATCGGATCCGGTATCATCAGTCCATTCCGGAGAAGGAAGTGACGGTAGAAGAATTTTATTATTCGGATCGATGATTCATTGATCATCCATCTCGTTTAGAAAAAATCACCACAGAAGCTTATCGGCGTACCACCCCCGGCTCTTGGATCGGCTTCGGTCCTTGGCGTGGCGTTTCTTGTAGGCCGCCCGTCTCTTGTCGGCGTAGGACTTTCCGTGCGTCTTGATGTACGAGGCGTAGTCGGGGTATCCGGCGCCTCCGACCGAAGCGACTTTCTTGCCGGAGCGAAAGACGTCGATTTTCTTGCCCTTGGAAGCGGAGGGGCGGACGGTCAGGCCCATGCGCTTGGCGATCGATCGGGTTCGGGCGCTGATGCGGTACATGGGTACCTTATCTCTTTATTTTTTATGACCCATAAAAAATTTACATGTACTTGAGCAACGGCGTGTCCTTGATACCTACCTCATCGAGGCTCTTCTTGAACTTGGCGAGATAGTCGTTTGCGTACTCGGGGTGCGCCTGGTCCATCTCGGCGATCTCGGCCATCGTCTCCTGGCGGGTCTGGTCGAACTTCTCGAGCTTCGCCAGCGTCTCGTCCCGGACGTGCAGGATGTTGGCACACTTGACACGCAGGGAGATGTAGTGGTCGATATCCTCCTTCGCCTCCTCGGGCGACTTCTTGGAGGAATCGAGGAGCTCCTTCTCGCGTCTCTTGAGCGTCTCCATATCCTCCTGATCCTTCTCGCGCACGGTCTTGGCGTGCGCACGCTCGACGTCGTCCATCTTCTTCTTCATGTCGACCTCGTGCGTCTCGCTAAAGTAGAGCGGGTCGAGCGTCAGCGGGAACTCCTTGCCGACGTAGCCGATGTGGATCTCGTGGAGCGAATCGACGGAGCGGATGAGGTGCTCGGCCCAGGCGTCGGCTTCCTGGAGGTTGCCAAAGACGCCGCGGATCTTGAACACACCGAAGCAGCCGTCCTTGTCCGCCTTGGCGCCGGGGGCGGGCGTGAACGAGTGCAGCGAGTAGTAGTTTTGCTGGTTGATCGGCGGGTCGACACGGAAGCGCTGGACACGGGGGAACGTGAGCTCCACAAACTTCTTGTTCACGAGTGCGCCGGCGGCCTGGAGATCCTCGGCGACGAGCGCCGGGGCGGAGGGCTGGAGCGCCGGACGGGTTGTCATGCAGTCCGGCTCGTCCTTGACGAGGAGGTTGGTCTTGTACTCTTCTTTGAACGAGGAGGGATTCATGGTTCGATACTATGCTTCTCGTCTTTAAAGATATTAAACCGTAGGGTAGAAAAACCACCCGAGCTGGCGGCAGCACTCCTCGTAGATCTCGTCGTGCTCGATCTTGCGCTCGATGGTCTTGATGATCGGGAAGTCGGACTCCTTGCAGGGGTAGGCGTGGCGTTTCAGGAGCTGGAAGAGGATATAGTAGGAGTTGAGGAAATTCGAGCGGTTGTACTTTGGGTTCTCCTTGATGACCTTGTCGTAGACGAGGATCAGACGCTCAAAGTCCTCGAACAGGGCCTTCTCGTACTCTGAGATATCGGGACAGGGGCAGCCGGTGAGCTCCGAGTAGATGAGATTGATATCCTCATAGTATTTGTACAATGAATGTTCTTGCAAGAACATTTTGATATGATCCTTGGAAATTTGGGAATACTTTCCGGTCTTGCCCTTCTTGGTGAGCTGATTGGCCTCGATGGAGCAGACGAGCCGGTCGTAGACCACGGGGTCGATGTACTTGTTCTGCTTGCCCTGAAACTGCTTGATCGTGTCCCGGAAGTGCGTCTGCCGGATGTAGCTGTACTTGACGTTCGTATTGATCCGACCGAGATCCTTGAACGTCGGCTCCCGGTGGCCCTCCTGGAGGTAGAAGGGGTACTCCCGGCCGCACTGATCGCACAGCAGGCTGTCGGCATCGACGTCGACGAGCTCGGCGCCGCAGTCCTCGCACTGGTCCGAGTTCCGGTGGTAGGAGAAGAGCGGGAGGAACGAGGCGAGTTCGGGGTAGGATTGAAGCCGGAGGATGTACTCGTCAATGAGTTCCATCTTGCGGGCGGAGGAAGGTGCTGCCCTTGGTTTCTTGACGAACGAGTCACGGACGGTCGAGTTCAGGGCGCTGCGGAACTCCTCGACGAGCGGCTTGGCCTGGTGGAAGAAAATCTCGGTCGTGACGTCCAGCGTGAGTTTATCATGGATCTCACGCAGCTGCTGCTTGCACTCGACCTCCTCCCGGTGCGTCAGGTCCGTGGCGAGCTTGTTCTCCAGCTCTTCTCTAGTACGCAGGAGGGAACTGTCGGGTTGTGCCGGTAATACTTCCCGGCACAACCGCTGGTGGAACTCGTAGATGTTAAAGTCTTCTTTCCTCATTCTTCCTCCCGATTCTTATTTTAATCCCTTTTTCTTTTTCGGCGACTTCCAATCCTTCATCGCCTGGTGAAGCTCGATCGGAAGAAGCCGTCGGCGTGCGACGAGAAGGTCCTTGATCTGGACACAGAGCGTCTCCTTCTCGTTCTTCAGATTCGTCTGGCCCGGGCGGAGCTCCATGATTTTACTCTTCAGTTCGGCGATCCCGTAGTTGACGCAGTTCTTGCCCATATTGGCCGTCTCGATCTCGGCGACGGTCGAGAGGATGAGCCCTCCGTCGGTGGTGTAGCCGTAGGTCTGGATTCCCTCCGAGGCGAGTCGGGTGTAGGCGACCTCCGCATCCTCCTCGACGAGAGGAACCCATCGACCGCCGTCGAGTCGGAGGTTGCCCACGACGGGACCTTCCGAGTGGAGGTCCCGGAAATGATCGATCAGGAACGTCTCGAATCCGCCGCGCTGCTCTCGCTCGAGGATGTGCCGAAGGATGCTCTCCTTGACCGATTTGGGGAGGGCGTCGGCGATTCGGCCGGCGGAGGGCGTGCCGATCCGATCCCGGATGCGCCGGATGACGGCGGGGAGGTGCTCGAGTGCG